TACTGATAAAGAGGGTTTTCAATAAAACGAATCGATAATGGTTTAAAATGATTTAGTTTCGAAACTTTATGATTAATAGTAGCATTTACATTAAACGTAAATTCGTGTAAATTTAAATCTTGTTTAGTTAATTTTATATCTAAACTATGAATAAGATTTGTAAAACACATTATCCAAGTCCATTTCATTTTTATTCAAAATGAAATTTTAGGTTTTTGATTCATTTTTTATTAAAAGCTGCTAGTCTCATCTCCCTTTGAACCCATTTTAGCATATCTGGATACATTTCCAATTCTTTCACAGAAGGTTTTACGCAAGCCAATATTTCAAGTTCTCTAGGATGAATGTTTTTGTATTTTGACTTGATTAATTCTTTCACTTGTCTTGTAGAAATATTGGATTGATAGTTTCTAATTTTTTGTTGCGCTTGTTGAATTCTTTTTTTAACGGTTTGTATACTATTGGAAATAATAGGATTGGGACGTTTTTTATTGATTGAAATTAATTTTTCTAGACTTTGTTTATCTTGTTGTAATTTAGGAAAATTGTATTTCTTTTGTAACGCTACAAGTTTATCTTGTAATTCTTTATAAGGATCTTCCTTTGAATAAGCACCTCTTAAGGCCTTTTGTTGTTTTTGATATTGAAAAAGTTGTTTTTGTCGTTGGGAAGGTAGAATATCCAAAACAGCTTCCATCTCCATGGTTAGAGGATTGATTAAAGAAACGCTATTTTGTGGTTCCAAAGCAGTCACTTCTAAGATGTATAATTTATCATTATCAAAAATAGGAATGTTATCCCCCACCGACAAGCAAGAAAAATTATGGGACAAATTTGCAGCCAAGGTTTCCTCTGGATTTTTTACATCTCGGGTAAAATTTTTACTTTTAGACTGAAAAGTTACCGAGGTGGCAATAGGTAAGCTTGTTTTTTTAATAGTAACAGGGTCATTTTCTTTCAATCCTAAATTATACATAATCCATTTTGGAATCAGTGTTTCATCTTTAAACTCTTTCACTCCGCAGTGAGTTTTTAATTTAGTTTTGGGATTGGTAATTTCTAATTGGATTAATTTATTTCCATCAAGTAAATCGGGTTCTGTAAAAAGCCATTCAACTAGTAAAGTATCGGGTAGAATAATTTTATTTGTATGAAAATCTTGTATATTTTTAGATTCAAAAGACTGACATGGAAAGGAGTAAGTTGACATTTATTAAATAGTTTTTAAAAATTTATTGTAAATTAATATTCGAAATTGTGTATTGACAAGAATTAGAATCACATTTTGGCTTTGAATTGTATCCACAAGGCGGTGATTCCAACCAATTAAGACCTCCCGTCCAAATACTCCATACGAATACATTTCCACTTTTTTCTGTAACAACCATTTCTTTACCTAAAGCTTCCAACCAGCCTTTGTACTCTTCATTATTACTATTATAACTTTGTCCAATTTTATTTCCTGATTGTGTTAATTTTATATTGACAGAAGTAAGAATACTATTTGTCGTAGCAAATTCAATAGAAGCAGTAAAATTTTCAAGCGTATTTATTAAATATTGAGTTCCTGGGCCATACAACAAATTGACATTTTTTTGTTGACCGGATAAATCATAAAATTGGTATTTGGAATTATTAATCGTTCCTCCAAATCCAATAGGCGGAGCGGAACCACAATCATTATTGGCTCGATGAAGCGTTGTATGCCAGCTGTATTTATTAGCTTCCATAAAATCTAATTCAGTCGTGCTCGGGTATGTTGCACAGGCATCTTTATAGCTTTGCCCATCTTTAAGATAAACAGAATAAAACGTTGAATTTAATCCGCATGGAACATTTGATAAATCTATCTCCCATGAAAGTGTTTTATTCAATAAACTAAAATATGTCCAATCTCCTTCTTTACCGGTTGGACTTGTCGATAAACGTAGACTACCTCCTAATCCGTAATTTAAATTCATTTTAGCTCCGGTAATAATTACACCTTTAGCATAATCACTTTCTGCACAGAACAAACGGTAATTTTGTGATGAAATGTTAATATAAAATCCAGACATTCTATATTAATAAAAAATAAAAGTTTATAAAAGTTGATTAACATATTCTGCCAATTCTGCTAAAATAGGAGTATAAATTTCGTTCATGTATTCTTTTGTGGAAATTTTTTTACCAACAAGTTTAGGAGGAATTAATAATTCCACAATATTTTTTTCATCCTCTGGTGAAAAAGTAGCTCCTCTTTTTTTGACAATATTTTGATGGATAGAGTTGGAAAACGCTTTATATTGAGGATTTAATAAAGTTAATGCATAAAAAACTCGGTAAATATATTTTGAAAGATTTTTAATAACGGTTAAAAATTTTTTCCAAGGATAAATCTTATTTCCTAAATGATCATAAATTTCACCAATATTTTCAAATACACAACAAAAAATTTCCACCATGGTTAATTTGGGTAAAGGAATTTTTCCTTGAATTCCCAAGACTACAATCATAACTGTTGAAGGTGTAAAATAAGATTCCATGGAATAATATTGAGCCATACAAACTTTTTGAAATATATTTGGACTAATAGTTGAAATATTTGGTGAAAAAAGCATTCCATAAATTTCTTTGGATAATTTAATTTTCAATTTGTATTTTATTAGCGTATCTAATATTTCTTCAGAATCTTGAAAATTTTTTTCTGTATTTTTTATTCTCTTTTTTGAAAGTTTTAATTTTTCCATGGTGAACAAATTATTTAATTTTTTATTTAATTGATCAACCATTTTTATAATGTTAGGATCAAAACCAACAGAATTTTTTTTTAAAAAAGGCAAAAGTCTTAATAGTGAAAAACATAAAAAAATCAATTGAGTAGACTCTGTTGGTTTTAATATAAAATTATTATTGATTTGTCTTGCTTCATCCATCTTAATCAGCATTTGTAACGTGGGATAAGTTGGGTCATAATAATAAATACCATTACAATATAAATTGGTATCCATTGCAAAAGGAAGAATGTTGTTATGTTTTTTATAAAAAGTTTTAAACATACACTCTAAAATATAAGGGGCATCTGGTCCAACAATGGTTGCATCATAATCAGAAGTAATATTAGTTGAACCTAATACGAGTATAGAATTTTTTTCAGGAATTGTAAATTTATTACATTTTTTAAATAATCGATCTACTAATAATTTTCTTACTGCTCCTAAATAAGTAAGAGTTAATTGAGATGACAATAATAAATCATCGGTTTGATTTTTTTCATGAATTTCTTTTAATTTTTTCCACCCAAGTTTCCAATCTTCATCTAAAGCTTCTTTAAAACTTTTTCTATTATGTTTAAATATCGTTAAATCGCTTTTTTCAGGCATTTTTATTTAATTATTAAAATAAAAATGCAACAAGAATTTTTACCAATTCCATTACAACGACAACATCAATTTTTGGGGCCGGAGGAAAAATTTTTAGATCTTGCTGATTTATATACCGTTTATAAAACTCATGAAATAAGTTCATTATTTCCAGACAGTGCTACGAAAATGGTGACCAAAGTTTATAAAGATCGTGACGATGACGAGCCTACTATTTTTGAACTAGTTGCTGAACAAATTTATGATAGAACAGGAAAAAAAGTTTACTTTCTAGAAAAAAAAAAAGATGGATTTATTTCTAAACAAATATACAATCCACAAACAGGTTGGTTTAAGAATTCCAAGAAACCCAAATTAGAAAATGGAACCCCTGTAATAATTTCTATTGATGAAATTGATTTTGGACATTTCTGCGGTGCTTATTATAAAGATGAAACCATTTTTATGTATGATAGTATGATGCGATATGAAAAATCCCAACGAGTAAGTTCTGATTATGTACCAAAATTTGTAAAAATTCTTAAAGAAACATTTCGCTTATCAAGTCGTCAAAAATTTGTTTGTGATTATTTCTATGATGATGAATCTAAAATACCTTTGGAATTTTATTCTTTTGAAATTACCGGAGGCGCACTAGATACTGGAAATATGTATGCTGGAGCCATTAAAGCTCAACCCGTTGATTTTATGGTAAATTCTATTATCATGGGACCAGATAATCAAAATCAATATTGTTGGATGTGGACAATGCTTTATCTTTTAATAAAAGTTTCAGGAAATTCTTGGCATGATTTTCAAAGAAAAGTTTGGGAACGTGATATAATACCAGTTAGTCTAATAAAGCTTTTTTTAAGTTTAGTAGTCAAAGTGGATAATTTTCCAGTATTGGTTGGAAATTCAAAGAGTGCTCGGTTTTTTAAATTGTATTTTAACACAGTAATGAGTAATTATCCAACTTATCGTGAAATTTTTAATCCAAGTCATTCGAATTTTGAATTGTATGAAAATGTAATTGGAAGTGCAATTTTAAATGACGATTCTCATTTAACCGATTATTTCCAGTGTGTTGAATTTCTAATCAAAATATTAAATCAAGAGCAAATTGTCTTGCAAAAAATTAGACCAAGAAATAATTTAGTACTAGTTCAAAAAATTTTACGCTTGATCAATCAGGATAGAGAAGTTAAAAAATGGATTGAATCTTTTGGAGAAACCAGTATTGATAAAAGAGAGTATAAAGGGTGGTTTGTTCATTTTACAAACACTCGAGAAACCCAAGAAGAAGTTTTACAGCAACAAAAATTAGTGACCAGACAAACTTTGGATTTATAGTTTAATAAGATAATAACCAAATAAAAAATGTATAGTCCCAAATTTTGTACTGTATTGAGTTATATTTTTGCTTTTGTGTTGGAAAAAAATTCTTACAAAATTCATGGTCTTTGGCCTGAAACATGTAAAATTGGGTATCCAGAATGTTGTCCTCTAATACCATCAAATTATTTTAATCAAAGCGAGTTTGTTCAAGAATATTGGTTAAACGGGTTAAGTAAAAGTAAAAGTAGTGTATGTAATAAAACTGTTTATTATTTATATGAACATGAGGCAGTGAAACATGGGGCGTGTATGAATTTGTCGATTAATGATTATGTTTTGAAAACAGGTTCTGTATTTGAAATGTATAAAAATCAATTAGATTCAATCTGTGATCAAAAAGACAATTGTGAATTAAATTTGGATAAAAATTTTAAATTAAGATAAATAAATGAATATTCATGTTTTACTAATTTGTATAGTTATTTTTATAATTCTTTTATTATTAAATCTGATAATCAATAAATTTTGTTTTACAATCATAAAAAAGAAGGTTAATTCTGCAAATTTTTCCGACTACCAAAACAAAAGTATTTACAAAACTAGTCTAATACCCAATGTTATTTATACCTATTGGAATCATACTACTATTCCAAAATTTGTTCAAAAATGTATTAATTCATGGAAAAGACACAATCCTTCTTATAAAATTATTATTATAAATCAAGACAATATAAAAGACTATATTCCTATTGATGTTTTGAAATTAAAGCATGCAAAAACTCATCAAAAAATAGCAGATTTTATAAGAATGATAATTTTAAAAAATCATGGAGGTATTTGGCTTGATGCAAGTTTATATCTTAATATACCATTAGATTGGATTCATTGGTATCAAATTACGAATCAAAGTGAATATGTCGGGTATAAAATTCGTACTTGTAATGTCCGTCATAAACGCAACAACAAAATACCTATTGTAGAAAATTGGTTTATGGCTTGTGTTCCAAATTCTAAATTTATATCCGATTGGTGTGTAAAGTTTTTGGAAATTAACAATTATGAAAAAGTAAAAGATTATGTAAAGCATATAAAGTCCAGTACGGATACATCTGGTATAAGTCATCCAGTTTATTTATCAATGCATATATCTTGTTTATATATTTTACAAAATAGTAATTATAATTATAAAATAAGTTTATTACAAGCGGAAACTGGGCCTTATTTATATTTAAATTCCATGAATTGGCAAAATCTATTTCTAGTTCCATTTCTAAAATATTATAAAGGAAAAGAATCCCCAATTATAAAATATTGTGGCGGACAAAGAAATAGCATTATCAAAAATAAATTGGAATATTTATTTGATTAATTTATCTCTTTTGTAATAATGAATGGATTTAAACGTTGAATCTTTATTAAACATTTTACAAATACCATGTCGTTTTCCATTTTCATAATTCGTAATACTAAAGCAATTACCATTATCAAAATATCGAATGACAGAAGTGGAAACCATTTTCCCATTTTCATAAAGCAATTTTGTTTTAAAAACTCCATTCAAATGGTATTCTACACGTTCTCCATGTAATATTCCATTATTATAGCTTGATGATTGCCAAATTCGATTCATATAATAAGAGATTACTTTACCAATGTAATTTCCTTGGTTATTGATATGAAATTCTCTGACTAAATAACCATTTTCCAAGAAATATTTATGATGTCCCGTCCATTTATTAAATACATGACGTTCAGTATAAGTGTAATCAAATTTTTTAATAGCATTGGAATAAATTTCAGAAAAAGTTGAATCATATTCATAAATTAATCGAATTATTTCAATAGGTAAGGTATACATTTTGCTTGAAATTTCTTTTTTAACAAAATTTTTTTTCATTTTTTAAAACGTTTGGTTTAAAGAAATAAATTGTATAATTTAAACAATGTCAGAAGAAATAAAAAAGGAACATATTAGTATTGTAATTGTCGGTGAAGTCGATGCTGGAAAAAGCTCTCTTTGCGGAAATTTACTATTTTCATTAGGAGGTATATCCGATCGTGAAATGGACAAACTTAAACAAACTGCCAAAGAAATGGGTAAAGAATCTTTTGGATTTGCATTTTATATGGACAATAACAAGGAAGAAAGAGAGCGTGGTATTACGATTCAATGTAATACAAAAGAATTCTTTACTGATTCTAAACATTATACAATTATTGATGCTCCTGGGCATAGAGATTTTATTAAGAATATGATTGGCGGTGCATCTCAAGCAGATGTGGCTCTTCTTCTTGTACCTTCCAACAAAGGAGCTTTTGAGACGGCAATCCAAAAAGCGGATCACTCCACAGGGCAACAACAAGGGCAGACAAGACAACACGCTCGTCTTCTTTTCCTTTTAGGAATTGAGCAAATTATTGTAGGAATTAACAAGATGGATGATCCTTCCGTAAACTACAGTGAAGAAAGATACCTTGAAATTAAGGAAGAAATGACAAAGATGTTGGTAAGTATTGGTTTTAAACCAAAGAAACTTCCATTTTTAGCCATTGCTGGATTCAAGGGAGATAATATTTTAACTCCAAGCCCAAATATGCCATGGTACAAGGGTTTTGAATGTAATATCAATCCCAAGGAAACCGTCAAGGGTCATACTTTATTAGATGCTCTTGACAAACTTGTTCAACCTCCCAAACGAAACCCTGAAGGAAAGCTACGTATGTCTGTGTCTGGAATTTATAGTATTAAAGGTATTGGAACTGTGGTTGCAGGACGAATTGAAACTGGAACGTTAAGACCAAACGATATTGTAGGATTTACTCCCTCCAACATTGGCGGGTGTAAAGTATTTTCTATTGAAATGCATCATAAATCTTATCCTCAAGCGGTTCCAGGTGATAACATCGGTATCAACTTGAAAGGTCTTAACAAAGATGCTTTACCCAAGACTGGAGATGTTATGTATATTGAAAAGGAAAATATTTTAAAACCCGTCGAAAAGTTCCGTGCCATGGTTTTCGTCCAAGAACATCCTGGACAACTTAAGAAAGGATATACACCTATTGTTCATATTCGAACTGGTAAAACGGCCTGTAAAATTACCGATATCCATTGGAAAATGAGTAAAAAGACGGCAAATGTCAAGGTTGAAAACCCCGATTTCTTGGAAGCTTATGAACAAGCCGAAGTCACTTTTCAACCTATGCTTCCATTTTACTGTGAGAGTTATGAAAATTCTCAAGGTTTAGGACGCGTAGCCATCATGGAGTCCAATAGTTTAGTCATGTTGGGTAAGGTCATGTCTGTCGATTACAAAGCTTAAAGCAAGCTAAAATCTTAATAAATGAAACATTGTTTTATTTATTTTTTGTTGGCTTCCAATAATAAACGACCGTATAATATTACGATTGGAGATAATTATTATTCAACTCTTTTTAAAAAACCAAATTCATTGGTGGTAACGAATACAAAATTAAATGATTATTATAAAAATTATTTACCAAAACATACTTTTATTATTCCAGATGGAGAATCTTACAAAACATTAAATACGGTTTCCTCCATTATTGATTACTCACTTGAAAATAAACTCGATCGGCAAAGTAGTTTGATTAGTTTTGGGGGAGGTGTTGTGGGAGATTTATGTGGTTTTGTATCTAATATTTATATGAGAGGAATTGGTCATGTATTAATTCCTACGACCTTGATGGCCATGGTAGATTCTTGTATAGGAGGGAAATCAGGAGTTAATCATCATTTAGGCAAAAACTTGATTGGAACATTTTATCAACCTACAGAGGTATGTATTGATATTTCATTATTAAAAACTTTACCAGATAGAGAATATAAATCAGGGATTGCTGAAATTATAAAATATGCATTGATTAAAGATTCCAAATTTTTTGATTGGTTGGAAAACAATATGGATTTATTGTTAAAACGAGACAAAATAACTTTATTACAGGTAATCAAAAAATGCTGTAAAATAAAAACAAGGATTGTTGAAATGGACAGTCTTGAACAAGGAAATGAAAGGCAATATTTAAACTTTGGTCATACCTTTGGGCATGCTATTGAAAAAGAAGCAAGTTTTGGTAAATATTTACATGGAGAAGCGTTGTCAATTGGTATCATTTTAGAATCTAAATTATCATGTTTAAAAAGAACATTAAAAAAGGAAGAATATAGTAGAATTTTAAAATTGTTTGAAAAAATTGGATTACCAACTCAATTACCTCCAGAAATGGATATAATGGCATTATATAAAACAATGCAATTCGATAAAAAGAATCGAGACGGTAAAATATACATGATTTTTTTAAATGGAATTGGGGATTCTTATTGTTCAAATTTCAATTTTTTATAAAAGTAATTTATCTCTTTCTGGCTTCCATCCATCATCATCAGAACCAGCAAATAAATGGCGAATAACTTTATTGTGAAAATAGTGAGGATTAAAGCAATGTAAAATATTGTTTTGATAGTTTTCGTATTTAAATTTAGAGGAATACGTTTTACAATTCATACTGTTTAAAAATTTTTCTATTCCATCGGTAAATACTTTTGGCCCTGTTAAAAAATGAATAATATGATCTCCCTTAATCTCTTGACATGATAATATTCGTTCTACCGATAAATCAATAATTGATCTTAAAACTGGAGATTTGGCAGGTGCTGCAAATGTCCATTGACATAAGTGTATATTATCTGTTTCTGGAGAAAATACAAGTAATGAATTGCTTTGTAAAAATACAATTGGGTCTGTCATTAAAACTGCGTCCATATCGGCGTAAATACCTCCATAATGATAAATTACACAATATCGCCATAAATCAGCCTTCATTACGCTTAAAGGGCATTTTGTGTAGGCTTCCAGGACTTTGGAATCAAAATTATCTTGGATAAATTTTTGAGATTTTTCATCAGAATAAAAATTGTATTCAAAATCTACATTGTATTTAAACCAACTTTGATAACCAGTGCGTGTTTTATATTTTAATAAAACATAATCCAAGTTTTTATGGGTTTGAAAAATTTTTTTGGGAATAGGATCCAATAACTTTAGAATAGAAATTATATCATTATTAAATTTCCAAAACTCGCCATTTATATTGTCATAAGAGTCATTAATATCAAACTCGAGTTCGTTATAGGTATAACTACTATATTTATTTCGTAAATCACATTTTAATTTTCCTTGTCCTTTTTCATTCGCGGGTTTTAATAATTTAAAATTAATTATACATTTTATCCAGTTTCCATTGGGTAATATGTTTGGATTCCCAAATTTAGTTTTTTGGAATTTTCCATTTTCATTATCATAAAAATGATGATAATCAAATGTTAATTCTGCTTTTTCCCAAGTATCCTTGGTTGTTTTTAGTTCGCAATGTAAAAAGTTATTTTCTACAAGAGAAATAGCTCGAGCTGATTTTATCCAGTTTCCCAAAGGATAATACTGAAAATGTTTTTTCAATTCTTCAAATGTTAAAACTAGATTGTTGTAAATAAAATAAGATTGATCTTTTTGAAACAATACATTCATATTTTCTTTTTAGATATTTATTTTTTAAACTTTTTCATTCTTAATTCTAATTGTTTGGCAGCAATTTGTTTCGCTACATTAATTTTACGAATTCGTTCCTTTTCTTTTTGAATTTCTTGTTGGGTTTGTTGAACAGTTGGTCTATGTTTGGATTTTAATTCTTCAATTTGTGCGGGGGACAAAACCATTATAAATTTGTCATTGATTCGAATAAAAGAATGTTGAGCAAGTTTTCTATCAAATTGTTTAAATCCTGTTGAATTAATAGGTTGAGCTGTAGAAAAATCAATCAAGTAGAATTTTTTATCTTTACCCATTATTTTATACATTACATTTTCTGCATGTAAGTCGTTATGAAATATATTCATGTTATCAATAGAATCATAAATAAGATGTGATAAAGATTTTAAATCTTTTTCATTTATAGTTTTGCTACTTTCCAATAAACTTAATAATGTCCCATCTAGACGTTCTTGGATTAGATAAATTTTATCATTACATTGTTCTATAAACACGTTGGGTCCAATTCCTAAATTTGCTGCAAGTTCGTCATATGCCGTAGAAGATCCCGAACTTGACTCTTTTACAACGAATTGACATTTAGAATTTAATTTTTGTTGTTGCCTACAAGCTTGATAGATAATTCCCTGAGTCCCCGATCCAACAACGGATTGTTTTCGTCGATACCAACGATGATTATTACATAAATCCTGCATTTATTATAGAATTTAAAATTGTTGTATTTTGAAAAATCCATGAATAGTATCTTGAGAAACAACAAAATTGGTATTAAACCACATTTTTTGTTGCTCTGTTAATCGATTAAATACTCTTTTTACTTGAGTTTTAGTTAAACTATTATCCTGATAACGTTGTAAAAATTCTCGTGTAAATTGTCGTTGAGTTTGTTGTGGAGCTTGCGCTTGTCTCCTAACTATTTGTTGTTGCTGAATTTCGGGTTCCGTATATAAACAACGACCAAAACCTCGTTTTAAACATTCATTCCTTGTGCCTTTTCGTATATAGCCAGGTGGTATTTCATCCTTATTTCCACAATAAATTTTTGGTCTATCAGGATCAGGAGGTTGACCATTATATTTTGTACCTAATTTACCCGAATATTTACAAATACCAAATCCTTTTCTAGTACATGTAAACAGATCACCAAATTCATTATAACCTTCTGGCAAATTTTCATTGTTTCCGCAATATTTTTTAACAGGCATTTTCTATTAAAAAATAAAAATAATTTTCTTGATTAGTTTTCTTGTTCTGGAGACGATATTGTTATTACATGACCATTAGTATTCGTATACTTTTCTTTTTTCCAAGGTTTTTCTTGTTGTATAGGAAATTCTTTATTACATATTGAACATTTAGTATGTTGATGAGAAACTGCTTCTTCTAAACAAGATTGGTGGTAAACATGGCCACAATCTAATTTATACACTTTTCCCTCCAATGGTTCAATACAAATAAAACATTTTTTTTCAGTTTCTCCATCGTACAATTCTGGTTCAATTTTTATTATAAATTCATTAGTTTTTTTAAATAATTCTTGGTTATAGGTATCCATACTATTTTGAACAGCTTCATTAAACCGATCACTTTCCAATAAATTATCAAAAATCATACTAAAAACATTAGACATTATATCAGCAGGCGATGTGTCATTACTATTTAATATAGGTATGATTAAACTATCCGTGGGCAAAAAATAATAAGGATCATTTATGTTATCCCGGGAATTCATTTTACAATTACTCTTTTTTTTTTAAATTTTAATAGAAACATTGTTGAATTTGATATAATAATACAGGAATCATTTGAACACACATGAATAAGCTCCAAATAGTATTAATTAGCCATCCTTTTGAATTATAAAAAAAGCTAATACAAGCTATACTTGAACCAATATAAAGTATATAAGGAACTAACCAATAAAAAGTGCACATTTGATACGCTTTTGGGTTATCTTTAGGAGTCGTTTTCCATCTTATGTTATGGACTCCCATGGATTGAAAAATAAAGACTGCTAATACCCGCAATAACATTGGAACCATAAATAATGTTTCTTGAATAGAGGTAATCAAAACAGTTAGTGATAATTTTTTGTGTAAATAAATCAACATACAAGTGTATAAAACACAATATGGAGTAAAATAAATGAAATATGTTTTATTATCTAATCCACAAAGAAAAGAACTCGAAATATAAAAACTAAGTAAAGGACAAATCATCAAAACCAGAAAAAAAATAGAAAATACAGGAGACAGTCCAGAAAATAAGTAAATCCATTGATGAGTAAAAGGTAAATTTTTCATTTTATAAAAAGAACTTGAAAATACAATCTGTAAACCTCCCAAAGCCCAACGACATCGTTGATTAAAAAAATCAACTAGAGTCAAGGGAGCAAATCCACACGCCAAAATTTCTGGACAATATCTTGTTGGAATGCCTTGACAATGAAATTCCAACGATGTTTTAAAATCTTCCGTCAAGCTTCCAGTTTGAAATCCTCCAACTTTCATTAAAATGTCTCGTTGAAATAAACAATTTGTTCCACAACAAGGAACTCCTAATTTAAATTCATTCCATGCTCTTAACACAACTTGATAAAAAAAATAGTAATGTTGTCCTAAAAAATCAAATCCTAGAATGTTTTCAAAATGTTGAGGACTCTGAACAAATCCATAATAAAGGTGCTTATTTTCATATAAACAAGGTATCAAGGTTTTTAGTATTAGCGGATAAGGAGCCATATCACAATCTAAAATTAATACTAGTTGTCCCTTGTATTTATATTCCTTATTTTCTAGGCTAAATAATGTATCATTTACATTTCCAGCCTTTGCATGTCCTTTAATAAAGCCTCGACGCTTATAATGAATTTGAGGATATTCCAAAACTAGATCCTGTAAATCATCGTCTTTACAATCATCGGTAATCACTGCAGTGATTAAATCCTGGGGATAGTCAATTTTTAAAATAGCATCCATAGTTCTTTGTAATACAGTCGTTCCTTCTCCACATGTAGGAATAATAATTAAAACACTAGGATTTTCATGAATGGGTTCAACAGATAATGATTTATTTCTGGATCTTCTTATTCCCTCGACAAGGATTATAATATTAATCATTCCAAAAATTAATACTATAGTCTCGCATGATAAAACTAATAAAGGGAGCCAATTACGACAAACGGTTTCCCATCTTTTTATTAAATAAAATAAGCATGGAATTGATATGAATCCAGAAATCCAAGGAAACATTTAATACTTTTTATTTTTTAAAGTAGTCTTTAGTTTTATTTTTTCAACTTTTATAAAAATGAAACAATATTTACTAATAATTTCAATTGTTGTAATATGCGTTATTTTTTCAATTATATTAGCACAAAAGAAAAATATTGCCATTTGCTTAGTGGGAAGAATTAAAGATTATGAATATAATAAATCATCGTTGGAAACAATGATTAAAAATTTTTCCAAAAAAGGTAAACTCCATTTTTTTGTATCATTAAATACACAACGTGACGATTACCATATAGAGTTTGAAAATTACATTCAAAAATTTGGAAAATGTTATTTTTATTATGAAAAGTTAGTTGATCATTCTAATATACAAAGTATGTTTTACAATCAATTACAATGTTGGAATTTGATTGAAAAGTCAAAAATAAAATTCAAGATTGTAATGAAATGGCGAACAGAAATTAAATTTGAAAAATTATTCTCTATTGGAAAAATTAATGACAATACAATTTATATACCTAATATCTATGATACGTATATTTTTAATGAGTCAAACTACAATTTAAAAGGTTATAATGATCAAATAGCATTTGGAAATTATAATACCATGAAAATTTATTCAAATATATATAATCATCTAAAAAATTATGGAAATAAAAAGGCTGAAGAATATATTTTACTACATTTAGGGGTTTCAAAAGTCAATGTAGAACGTTTTCCATTTACATACATTTTAGAAAAAAATATTGTTTAAATATATATATGAATAACTTTGAATTCATTCATATTGGAAAATGTGGAGGTTCTACTGTAAGTCAAATATTACGTACTCTTAATATATCTCATAATATATTACACATTCAACCCGTAACTTTTAGACCTAATAAAAAATATATTATTTTAATAAGAAATCCAATTCAAAGATTTATCTCTGCCTTTAATTGGAGATGTAAATTAGTGCTCCATGAAAAATCACAATTAAATCGTTTTGTTGGCGAAAAACATTTCCTTGAAAAATATCAAAATGCTAATCAATTAGCAGAAAGTTTATTTACTCCCAATGGTTTTACAAAAGACCAGTATATTCATCATATTTATGAGGATATTAATTATTATTTGGAAAACTTTTTAAAGAATTGTAACCCTCAAAACATTTTGGCAGTATTAACAACCGAAACTTTAGATGATGATATAAAAAAAATTTGGAATACATCTGGTCAAATTCCACAATTGAATAAAAATAAAGAATCGACCTATTTATCAGAATTGAGTTATCAAAATTTAAAACAATTTCTTAAAAAAGATTACGAATGTATTGATAAATTGTATGAAATGGGTTTATTATCTTTGGAAAAGTATAAAATTTTATCGGCCTAGTATTTTTTCCAAAATTGCCATTCGAATATAAACTCCGTTTTCAATTTGATTGAAATAAACAGCTCTAGGATCATTATCAATATCCGTGGAAATTTCATTTAGACGAGGAAAAGGATGCATCACAATCATTTTTTTCTTGGCTTTTTCCAAAAGTTTTTTATTGACAATGATGGGTATTATAGAATCGTAATCTATTTTATGCGTAAATCTCTCTCTTTGAATTCTGGTTACATATAAAACATCAGTCACGGAAATTACGTTTTCCATTGTCGAAATTTCTATTTCTGGAATTTCTAAACTTGGAGGACATACTTGTATTAATTTTATTTTTGGAAAAAGACTCAATAAGGGAATTAGAGAATGTACAGTTCTACTATGTTTATTGTCTCCCAAAAATGTAATGGTAATGGTTTCTCTGTTTTCAGAATTTAAATCGATACCAAAAGGGGCAAGTTCTTTATAAATAGTATAAATATCCAATAATGCTTGAGTAGGATGTTCCCCGTCACCATCCCCTGCGTTAATTATTGGAATTTTAGAAACTAGAGCTGCTTTATGAACGATATCTTTTTGGGGATGCCGTAACACAATGACATCTCCAAAAATATTTAGAGTTTTAATCGTATCTTGAAAACTTTCTCCTTTTTCAATGCTCGAATATTTTTCTGCTAAACAAATTATTTTACAACCAAGTTTATTGGCAGCCGCTTGAAATGAACAAAAAGTTCTTGTGGACGGCTCAAAAAACATTAAAATGATTGTTTTATTCGTATAGCGATTCCATAAATCCAAATTTTTTAATTGATCTGCTCTATTCATAAAATCCAAAATTTCTTTTTTGGTAAATTGAAATGTACTAAGAATATTTGACATTTTAATAATGTCAAATCAAGTCTTAAATGCTGTATCAAAAATGCTCCAAATAAGCTCCTTTACCAATATTAAACTCTCCTAATGTTTTTATAATTTTGTCCTTGTCTTCCATAACTTCCTTGACCAAATCTTTAATGGATAATAATCCTACGACATCTTTACTTTCTTGATCCAAAATTAACAAGTGACGTACATTACGTAATAACATTTTATTCATACATTCTTGTATGTTATCATTTTCTTTTGCGGTACTTAAATTTGGTTCAAAGGTACAAATTTCACTCACTTTGGTATCTTTAGAGGATCTACCTAAAAGTGCAATCTTACTTATATAATCTCTTTCTGAAATGATTCCAATTACTTTTTCATCTTTATTAGTAACAGCTAAACAACCTATATTATATGCTGAAAATTTTTGAACGGCTTCAAATACGTTGGAGTTTTCTTTAATTTTGAAATCAATCTTGTAATAACAGCTTTTTTTCCATGCTGATTTTGCTGTAGCATTCGCTAGAGTCGATGAAAATCGTTTTAAAATCATTTTTTATTAATTTTTTTTCATTATTTTAAGTTAATAAATGAGAGATTTAGAAAAAGAAATTTCATTATATCGAAGTACCAAAAAAAAAATTTTAACCATTATAAAACTAAATTATACGAAAGAAACGAATACTGTTTCTATTTATTTATATGATTCTGAAAATAAAAAAGATCGAGATATCTACAGACTTGTTTTAAATTTCCCTTATAATTATCCAACATTGGGACCTTTTACAAGAATATATAAACTATCAGCCAAACCCGGGGAAAACTTTTCAATCAATCATCCTAATTTTACAGCTTTTACCGATGGATCTTATATTTCTACTTATTTGGAATCTATGTGGCGCGAAAACGATACTATATTGGATTTAGTAAAACGTTTTCTTGTATTATTAAAAAATCCAGATATTTCTAATAAAGATATCATTGGACAAAATTTACAAAGTAGGAAACGTATAGAAAACGCAAATGATTATACAAGACAAGCTTTGATAGATTTGGCTTGTATTCGTAAAATACCAAAAAGTAAAAATCTACCTAAAGAGATGTTGATTACAGAATTAATCAAAAATGGACAAATTTTCAAGGATACGCCTGAAAAAAAGGGTTTATCAAAATTATTTTCATGGCCTAATAAAAAACCAATCGTAATCAATCCAAATTTATTAAGATTACGTGAAAAAACAAATTTAGTTGTAAATTCAAAAGATGGAAAAAAACTTTGTGAAATACCAGTAACTGGAGGAACAAAAATATATGAAATTAGAGAAAGTTGTCTGTGGAATTACCAAAGTTTACATAAAAATATTTACAATAAAAAATTTATGTGGAATAATAAAATAATTAAGGATGAAAGTAAAACATTGTGCGAGTTAAATTATATAAAAGGAATTCCCTTTATTTTGAATCAGCAAAGGTCAAGGCTTAATTATGGAATAAATATAAAATTATAAAAAGTGCTATATAAATATTTTTATAAACATTTTCAAAAAATGGTTCTTTTTGAAATTAAAAGTTGGAATCCTGTGACTAAATGGTCGTGGGAATTAAATATTGATACGTGTGCTATTTGTCGAAATTCTTTAGAAGAACCTTCTATTGACCTACTAGAACCTGAGAGCTTTACAATTGCTATAAGTAAATGTAATCATACCTTTCATCAAGATTGTATTCAACGATGGCTAAAAAATAGATCTGCTTGTCCGTTGTGTAATGAAATTTGGGAATACCAAAAATTACAAAAAATTAATGAATAGGTGATTTAAGAAACTAATTTCTATCTTCTAAATGGAATTTTCCAAACTGTTTTCTTTTCCAAATGAATTTAATACTATAGTTGATTCACTTAAATACATTTTTTGTAAAATATTGTACGAGTCGCACGTTATTCCTGATTTTAAGAATATATATTTAATAGAAAGTAATCATCTAAAAAGACATTTGTTTTTCAAGATTCAAAATGATTTTATTTATACTCCTTTACCGGCCTTTTGGGATATACAATTTCGTCTTGCTGAAAATCCTAAATGGGAGGGGTGTCCTTCAAGGCTTGATCATGAAATTTTAGATTTGATTAAAAATATTTACCTACATGCAGAAAATAGAGAAAAAATTTCTATTGGATATTTTCAATTACGAGTTTTATTTCAGCAACTAGAAAAGGAAAATAATTTTGGATGTTCTTATTGTCGTTTAAGAACATTTGAAATGAACGAATTAGGTTATCCAATCTTATTTTTGAATGATTTTTATATAGGGTTTAGGGAAAATAGTGTTGAAAATTTACAAAAAATATTAAAAAAGCATATTGAATACTGTTACTTGATTACCAAACAATCTAGAAGTCCAGATATTCAAAAAAGCTTGATTCAAATCGTTCAAGACGTGTATTATGAACATAAAAAAATTTATGAAAAAGCCATTTTTAATCATCAACCATTAGATCCAGTTACGGACCAATTCAAAAGAAAATTAGAAAATAATTTGTTGAAATTCATGCCTTTTCTTTCTTTTAAAAATATTGATTTTAAAGAATGGTTTAAAAGTTTATTCATGTTTCAGTTAGAACTAAATACAACTGTTAGTGAATCTTTAATTTGTAGAGAAGAATTATGTAAAAAAATTTTATTCTTGTTATTTTATCTTTTTCCTGAGGATTTAAAAGACAAGGACAAAAGTTCAGTTCCTTGTTTACTTTATAATAAAAGTGAATCTCAAAGCTTTAGTATGAATCCAAAAACTTTATATTCATACCATCCAATGTTGAGAGGTTCAATCATTACAAATTACATAAAAAAATATTAATAATAAAATGATATCGTTAAAGGTTATTCGAAATGGACAAGAATTATCTCAAAGTGTTGTAAAAAAATTGAATCATTTGATGGAAAAGAGTTTTCCAGGTTCCCATTGTCCTCAAGAACTATGTAACAGTAACGATTATTGTTTCTATTTAAGCAAGGGGTCTATTGTTTATTCGTATGTTACTGTTCGTCTTAAAGATTTATTAGGATATCAATATGCAGAGTTGTGGAATTTTTGCACTCACCCGGATTATCGTTCCAATGGTTATGGAACAATGTTATTTAACCGAACTTGTTCATATTTAAAAAGAAATTATGAAAATCCAGATTTTTATCAATTATGGGTTTTGAAAAAAAATAAACGAGCACAACAATTTTATAAAAGAATGGGGTTTGAAATTACAGGAGAAAATAAAGAGTTGAGTGCTTTTGAAATGACAAATTTTCAAGGGCTTGTATAAACCTTTGAATATCCACTTGGTTGATAATTTTGAATGTCGCTAACGCAAGGTAAAATTGTTGTACAAGGTATTTGGAAACATGTATTGGATTTATGAATTACGGATTGATTGACATCATTAGTAGTGTCTCTGCTAGTAATAATTTCGCTGAATCCAGCTTCTCTTTCCCAGACGTGAGGACTTGTAGAGTTTTCTTTACCTCTAAAAAATCGATTGTAAGGGAAAACATTAACGTCGGTTTGCACTTTGTAAATTAAATTTGGATCCGGAAAATAAGCACCTACGGAATGAACTTTTTGCCTAATTTGTTGTTCAATAACTTGACGATTGTTCATTTTTTGATACCAAGTTTTTTTTAAAACTAGCAAATTTTAAAAAATATTGATTTAAAAAATGGAATTTAAATATAAAACTTGTAGCCCCTTTAGCTCAGTGGTTAGAGCATCAGCTTTGTAAGCTGAGGGCCAGAGGTTCAATCCCTCTATGGGGCTTTTAAATATTTATTAGAAATAAACTATTTTTAATTTGAACAAGCATTTTTTTAAAAAATTGATTTTTTTTTTTAATTATAACGTAAGAAATAATGAATCACTATTTTCAAAGATTATATAATTTTCTAACTTATCTAATGTCTTGTAAAACAGGTTCAATGAAAAAATCCGTCGATTCTGTATTCAGGAACCAAGAAAGGTTGGATGTTCTTTATGAAGCATTCCAAAAAGGAGATCAAAAAGCAATTCGAGAATTTGTCAGTAACAGAGAAGACAACTCCAAGCTTCAAAAAAAAATTCGACACAAGGATGCCAAATGGGACGAACTAAAAGAGGATACTGTGTTTAAAGTTACCTATTTAGATGAAATTGTAGTGGTCAAGTTATTTCCAATCGAAGAGGATTTTCCTTTTCATGAAATTTGTGGTAATATAGTAGCTACCAAAGCATTGGAAATCTCTCCGTTTTTTGTAAGAACTTTGGATATCGGGAAAAGTGATAAAAACTATATTTTGGTAATGGAATACCTTTGCACGGATACAGAGGGAATAGATTTAGATGACCCAGCCAATATGTATAATTTTTTTTACCAGACTGCTTATGCTTTGGTGGAGCTTGAAAAAATTTGCGAATTGGTTCACTTTGATTTGCGTTATGACAATATTATGATTAAACAACTTGTAGAACCACGAGATCTTTTTAAAAATGGAATTAATAGTTCTTTTATTGTCAAAATTGGTGATTTTGGACAATGTGAATTCAAATTTGGAAAAGATAGACCTGTCAATCCTGATATCCCTAGAGAACCCGAATATAGAAAAAAATGGGGTTTTTATCCATCCGTGTTTAGTGGTTATGATTTTCAATATTTATTGGCAACGTTGACTCCAGTTTTGAACAATTTACAGGGAATTTCTTATTATTATATTTATAGTATGCTTTTAAATTTTATAGAACCAATTCAATGTACCAATGCTCAATATAGACCAGAGATTATGACTGTAAAGACTCCCATGGATATTTTGAAATTTTTAAAATTTAAAGTCGCTCCAACTTTATAGATTCCCTAGCTTTAATATATTGTATAGTTTCTGATACAGGAGTAGATTGCTCACTTAAGCGCATACCATAAAAATAAGCATCACTTACATTATAAGATTCTTTGGGAATGTCCAAGATTTTTGATTTTACAAATTTCATATCTTGAATTGGATAAATATTATTGTATCGACAAGATGTTAAAATACCATTAGCAAATAAATTTATATGATAATCTGTAATAATATTATAATATTCCAAAGTTTCAGAAATGATTTTTTTATCTACAAGTTTTACAGGACCATCCAAACTATATGTACTTGTTCCAATTGGAAAATCTTTAGTCATGGGATAACTAAATTTACCGGTTTCCATATTTAAAATACGATGTCCTAATAAAGGTTTTAAAGATTTTAATTGAGCTCCATTGTCAAATGTAATGACATTAAATTCATGAGCAACAGATGGTTTTTTAATCCATAAAGGAAAAGCAGAATCAAGCTTTCCTTCATCAAAATTCCAAACAGCTAATAAATCACTATATTCGATATTTTCTATAGGTTTTTGAGAACCATTTGCAAGAGTAATTAATGTGCCTTTGGCTAGACAAGGAACCAAGGTACCCTCTATAGCGATACCATAACTAGTTCCATTTGCGTTTATGGCATATGCCCTTGCCCATAATGAAGGTCCTTGTCCATAGTTTTCCCAACTCCAAGTAACTGAAAATTCTCCCAATCCATAAGGCAAAGAACCAGATTGATATCCAGAATAACTCGTGTCAAATGTCGGGTTGTTATTTGAATCAGACCATATAAATCCTGCTTCAGTAACAGTAGAATACCCGCTAGAATCAACATTTCCATAACCAGTAAATGAATTAAAGCTCGGGTCAAGACTTGTTGTAGTAACTGTTGGAACAGTAGAACCAACATAATTAACTAAAAACCATTGAACATAAGAAATGTCAGAAGCATTGTTTGAATTTATTTGAAAAGAACCTGTAGTAATATTAGAAACGCTTAAAATTCCTGGTTGGTTTATTGGTTCTAAATATGTTAAAGTAATTATAGAAGAAGGTGTGCATTGATCAGTGGTTACTGTAATGCTCCCAAAGTTTAATTGGGTCACACCTACATTGATTGGAACAGAAAGTCCAGTAGGTCCTTGTGGTCCTGTAGGTCCTTGTGGTCCTGTAGGTCCTTGTGGTCCTGTAGGTCCTTGTGGTCCTGTAGGTCCTTGTGGTCCTGTAGGTCCTTGTGGTCCAGTAGGTCCTTGTGGTCCTGTAGGTCCTGGCCCAAAAGAACCAGAAGCACCTATAATTGTATTCGCTTGGATTGTATTGGTAGATATTGAATTTGGAGTAATAACGGTGTTTCCATTACTAAATGAAATACTACCATCTTTTATTACGGTACTGTTTGGTCCTACAACGATTTCCGCATGTGGAGATGCAGTATTAAATCCTGTGAAATTAATTTGGTTATCAAGCCTAGCAACAACACTACTTAATTGAGCTAATTGTTTATAAACGGTATTGGAACAATTTCCTTGATTCATTTTTAATTTATTATAAATTAAAAGATTTTTAATTATTACGACGACGTTAGTTCATTTATTAACAAAATTATTTCATCTTTGATTCATTTGACGAATTTGTTGTCCTTGACGACGAAGATGTTGAATAACATTAAGAATTTGTTTTTTTAGCAATGCTATTTTTTGAGAAGCGTCTATAGTTTGGGCATGATAATCATTAAAAAGAGAATCCACGCGATCAGGAGAATTGACTACAATATTCATTATTTCTCCGGTTAGACGTTCAATTTTTTTATTATCATCTGTATGCACTATTTGATCTAATAATCTTACTATGGACATTTTTATTGAATAAAAAATTATATTTTTATTGAAAAAAAAAAGTCCTGTGTTGGAATTGAACCAACTGCCTAGTGAGCTGCAATCACTTGCTCTACCGATGAGCTAACAGGACACTTGTAAAGTAAATATTGTTTTTGCTCCAGATTGTTTCGATCAATCGTCCTTTGGGTTATGGGCCCAACGCGCTTCCCCTGCGCCATGGAGCAAGTTGTGTTTACCATTAAACATTGCAACAGATTTTTAGGTCTGTCAATAATAAACAATATATTTTTTTATTCATCAATTTTTATAATTAATTCCCCACCGTTATCAAGATTTACAATACTTTCTTTACCGAGCATATTATTCGATAATCGAAATGAAAATTGTCCACGTTTTTCATGATATCCAAAACCTCCTATTACAAAACAAGTAAATACCAAAATCGTTTCATCAATGTTTGCTGAAACGTGTAGCTTGATTAATTGATTCCAGCTTGGATCTTTATTTTCTAAAGTTGACTTTTTATCTAAAAATTGATGATAATGAAAAGATTCGACTTGAATGTAACATTCTTGAGTTTTATTAAACCAACTTTTGTTGGGTAAATTTTTACCATAAAGTACTGTAATTTTTAGTTTTTTCACAACAACAGCATTTTTACGTCTTTTAAAATAACAGGGATAGCGACCATAAAAGCGTCCAAACATTTTAATTAACTATTTTTATAATAATTTTTAAATCATTTTTCAATTTTTAAGCCTTGTAAAAAATACTAGTAATTACCAACGTTATAAGAAATCCAATACAAAATCCATAAATCATTCCATTTTTCATACACACATAAACTTTAAACCAATCATGAGTTTCTGTAGTATTAATGTTTGATTGTTCCAGCATATAGGGAGATTTTGGAAATAAGGTATATACAATCATTGGAGTTAATAATAAAATAATTAAACTTGTCATGATACGATTATAAATTAAATCTTTGGACAAACAAAAATAAAGTATCGATCCCAGCAATGCAATCAAAATACCAATCAAGAAATACCACATTCTACGCTTTCGAACGTTTTGATAAAGCACTAATTGACTTTGATCCAGTTTGTTTGTAAATTTTTTAATTTTCATGTGACAATGTATAGTTCCAATATAAGAAAATAAAAGTCCTACAACTACCGCGGTAGTAGTAGCTTGATAAAAATTTTTGGTCATTTTATTTAAAAAATTAAAAAAATGATGTTGATTGAAAAAATCATTTTTTTAATTAGAAAAAATGGGTGTAAAACACTTTTACTTGTGGTACAAGAACAACTTTTCTTCTTGTATTTTGAAAAAAAGCGACGAAATTGATATACTTTGTATTGATTTAAATGGATTATTTCATATGTGTGCTCAAAGAATTTATAAATATGGAAATACATCTGCACATTTATTATATCATTCTAAAATTCAATTACTACCAAAAACAAATTTGACACTCTATAGAGATGTTTGTGAAAAAATTGAATATTTACGTAGTTCCATTAAACCTAAAACCAAAATTGTCCTTTGTGTGGATGGAGTAGCAGGTTTGGGAAAAATGAATCAACAACGCCAAAGACGTTTTAAAACGGGAGTAACAACTAAAGATGCTTATTTTGATCCAAATTGTTTTACTCCTGGTACAAAAATTATGGATCATCTTACAAAATATATTGATTGGTATATTCGTACCATGATGACTGTAAATCCTGAATGGCAAAATTTGGATGTTATTTTTTCCAATGAAAAAGTTCCAGGCGAAGGAGAGCATAAAATTATGCATTATCTTAAGAAATATGCAAGTCCAAGTGAGCATATTTGTATTTATGGTCTTGATGCTGATCTTATGATGTTGGGAATATTACTACCATTTGATCATGTAGTTATTGCTCGAGAACCTGAACAAGGATTTATAGAATATGTAAATATTAAACAATTTAGACAAGAATTATTAAATATTATGAAATGGGATAGGGATTTTTTACAAGCCGATGAACCCGTTTTTGATCAACAATTTGCAATTAATGATTTTATTTTACTAAGTTTTCTTGTAGGAAATGACTTTTTACCTACTATTCCTACTATTACAATTTTAGATGGAGCGATTGATATTATTCTAAACATTTATAGAGAAATTTGTAAAGTTTATGGACACTTGACTTTTGAAATTAAAACAAACCAACATTTGTGTTTAAACAAGGATGCTATTGCTAAATTTATGCAAGCTTTTGGAAACGTTGAAAAAGAAATGTTGGAAAAAAAGTACAATTCTCAGCAGTCGTTTTACCCAGATCCGCTTGTCATTAAGCATATGGAACTTGTAGATAAAAAATATAACATTAATATTGAGGGATACAAGAGTGATTATTACAAGGTAAAATTTGCTCCCGATACCCCTATACAAAAAATTGTAGAAGAATACCTACACGGAATGGTTTGGGTTTTGAATTATTACAAAAAAGGAATTCCCGATTGGACATGGTTTTATACTCCATCTTATGGACCTTTTTTAACGGATTTTCACGATTATATTATTAATCATTACAAGCATCCAAAATTTAAAATGAATGATCCTGTTCCTGCTTTTTTACAACTAATGATGGTTTTACCGCAATGTAGTAAAGATTTGGTTCCAGAACCATTGAATCAGCTAATGACCAGCGAATCTGTATTGGGAAAATATTTTCCAGATTCTTTTGAAATTGACATGACGGGTAAAAGAAAAGATTGGGAAGGTATTGTAATTCTTCCTTGTATGAATTTACATAACTTCAAAACCGAATATGATAAATTGGAATCTAAACTATCTTACTCGGATAAGAAAAGAAATATTTTTGGTAAAAATTTTGTCTATCGTTATGATATAACAAAAAGTGATATATTTTCTTCCTTTTATGGAAATATTCACGAGTGTCCTGTTTCAGTAAGTATAATAATGTTTTAATTTTTTATTTATTTTTAATAGAATGATATTTTATTCTCAGCAAGGAGAGGATATTTTTATTTACCGGAATTTTATCAATAAAAAAACAAGTTGTGGAATTTTTGTAGAGCTTGGAGCCATGGATGGAATTAGATTTTCCAATACTAAATTTTTTCAAGATGAATTAGATTTTTCCGGAACTCTTATTGAACCAACTTGTCAGTTTGTAGATTTACAAAAAAACAGACCAAAATGTGACTTGTATAATGTTGCTGTTAGTTACAAAAAAGAAACCATAAAGTATCTAGGAACTGATGCAACAGCAGGAGCAGTTGAAAGTATGTCGGTATATCATAAAAATTCTTGGCTCGACAATTCTCAAGAATACCTTGTACAAGCCGTTCCATTTTGTGATATTCTTTCAAAAAGTAATCTTTCTTACATTGATTTATTATCAATAGATGTCGAAGGAGCTGAATTGATGGTTTTAGAAACCATGGATTGGTCCATTCCTGTATTTGTAATTGTAATTGAATTAGATGGCTCAAATCCTGAAAAAGATGAAAAATGCCGACATCTATTACAAAAACAAGGTTTTGTCTTTTATCATAGAATGTGTATTAATGAATTTTGGGTTCATCCAAATTATTTTAGAAAAAATTTTTTATGGGATCCATTGGTCGAAAATTATGTATTTAAAAATAGTAAAGATTTAGGAAAGTTTTTATACTTGGAAAAACATGTTGCTCCCGAAATTAAAAAATCTTTACAAGAATTCAAAAAACCATTATTGATATCTGGTCATTCATTTTATTTAGAATGTCATTGGTCTATTTGTTCTCGATATCCTATATCATTTAGTCCAAATGAAATCAAATATGGCGACAAGGTTTTTTTGAATTTGGATTATTTTGAACCATTTTTAGAAAACTTGATAAAATATGCACCGGCCAACAAATTTATATTAGTCTGTCATAATTCAGATTTGTCTTTTACAAAAATACATTATGAAAAAATTAAACCTTTTGTGATTCATGTGTTTTCCACAAATTGTACTTTTTTACATGAAAAAGTTTCTGCAATTCCATTAGGATTTGTAGATAATAAATATAAATGTCACTATAAATTCGAATTGGTTGAAAAAAAAAATAAAACCAATTTGCTCTATATGAATTTTAAGATTCAAACAAATCCAAAAGCTCGACAATTATGCTTTGATCACTTTAAAAATCAACATTGGATTAAAAAGTCTACTGATATAACCTTTGAAAAATATTGTCAAGAATGTGCGGATTCTAAATTTGTATTGTCGCCCGAAGGAACTGGAATTGATTGTCATCGTATTTATGAAGCAATATTTCTGGATACGATTCCTATTATAAAGTCTGGATGTCTTGACCACTTTTATATAGATTTGCCCATCGTAATTATTGATTCTTGGGAACAGGTAAATCCAGAATGGTTGGAAATGATTTATCCGATTTTGTTGGATCAATTAAAAACATGGAAAATAAATAATAGACAATGGAAAGATGCAAAATTTTGGCTAAACATCAAAAATATTCTTTAAATAAATGGAACTTGTTGTTACATATTATTCGTCCAATTTTTACAAAATTTATTTTGAAACTTGTTCTTATCTATATCAATTATTAACTGATTTTGCTAGCTTGTTAATGGAATGTATTACCAACCCAGTGTTTGATACGTTATTTAGGATATTTAATGAATTTCAATCGTTTGATTTTAATTACGATTTTACAAATGTAATAGATTTTCAACGATACTATTATGAATCTATTCCGGTTACAATCAACATTTTTACCACGTTTTCCAAAATATTTCAATATTTTTTCACCATATTTATTGATAAACCTACAGATCAAGCAAATCAATTACAGGTTTACAATTTTTCTCCTCGTGATATGTATGAATTAAAACTATTATTCACAAGATGGATTGGAAATTTACGAGAGAAACCTTATTATGAATATAAGGGAAATTTACAAGAAAAAACAATTCTAAATGATGTCTATATAGAATTTCAAATATTTACTCAAAATGTCAAAAATTTTCATCATTCTCTTTGTAATTTTTTAGAAACATGGATTAGAAGTACTTTTAATACAAATTTTATCAATGAAGCAATGATTCAAAATTCAATCGATTTTTTAAACAATGCAAATAAAATTTTGAACAACTTGAAATTAAATATTGAAAATTTGAAACAAAATTCATTTAAAAAATTGTAAAAAACTTTCTTGAGTATATATAGATTAGATATGTCTAACGTATACAGTGATCAATTCAACGTAGCTTTTAACGCTGGTTTTGTTACCTCCTTTGTTGAGGCTCTTACTTCTTACACTCTCCCTCTTGTTAATGGAGCTCAAAATATTAGCTCAACAATTTCTGACAATGGTTTAGATGGTTTAACAACTAAGTCATCTCTTGGTAATACTGGAGTTTACAATAGAGCTCAAACAATCGTCGAAGCAGGAAACAGAGGCTTAAGTACAATAAACGAATTCAATAAAATTAATATTCTTGCCAAAGGTAATGGAATTACTGCTGCTTTTCAAGAAATTCTTGCTCACGGTAATACCCTTAACAGCAGAATTGCTGATTTAGAATTGGAAATGTTGAATGTTTATGGTTCAACTGCTGGACCTACTGGATCTTCAAGAGGTGATTTACATAATATGGAACCTAATGAAGTAGTCACATTCTTTAGTATTTGGCGTGAATTCAATCAAACTTTAGTAGAATCCTCCAATGATTTTACTAACAAGATTAATTTACATACTAATGCTTACATTGGTTCCACTGGACGCGCTTCAGGTCCTTATAAATCTATCAAAAAAATTGCCGATGACCAAAATAAAGTTGGTAAAAGTGCATCCAAACTTGCTGACTTTATCGAACAAAATAAAAACGTAATTACCAAAAATGGCGTTGCTCTTCCATCTCCTCCCACTGCTACTCAATTCAACGCCGCTTTGGCCTTATACGACGGAGTCACTAATGCAATTGGAGTAACTTTAGTTGGAGATTACAAGACATTCGGCACTAATCTTGGAGTAACTACTGCTTGGGACCAAGTTTTTTAATCGTTTGAATAAAATTTTCTTGAATTGTAAATTCTTGATGAGAATTATTTAAGATGGACGTTGAATGAATAATTGGTTCTTGAAGCATTTTTAAATATTCTGTATTGTCATTACACAAACTTTTCATTTTTTGGATTGTATTTTCGATTCCTAATGTTCCTACATCTAAGAATCGTTGTGGATTGAATATTTTGGAAATGTTGGAATCTCCCCAATATACTGGAATCACATTATTCATTAATGCATGCATTATTTTTTCTGTATGATACCCTTCTTGATTCATATTTTCCATACAAATCATGAATTTATAATTTCCTATTATAGGACCTAAATTGGGGTTATACCAACAGGAATTATCAACAATATCATTTTTGATATTATTTTGTAATTTACCATAATTATCACATTCTATTTGTTGACCTAATTTTTCCAAAAATTCATTACGGAAATCGCATTTTTGATTAGAAATTATGGAACAACATGATTTACGATTCTCAATTTCTTGTAGAGTAACCTTGGAAATTTTTTGTAAATCTTGGTACACTGAAAAACCGTGATAACACATGTATAAAGGTAGATAAAAATGATTTGATTCTTTGGATAAATTGGAAGAAAAATACAATGTATTGGGTAAATTTTTATCCAAAATTGGAAAATCAGCTTCATACACTAGACATATTTTCTTTTTTTGAGGATATAAAAATCGAGAGTATCCAAATCCAGAACAAATAATCAAATCCGCATCTTGAGCTTTTGTTATAGTGATATCACAGTCTAGTATTTTTTCCAAATTATTCTTGTGAAATAATCCTACACCTTCTTTTATTATTGATAATTCCTTGTTTTCATCTAAATTGATCCAGGAATCAGGGTTTTTTATACTTTCTATAGTAACGGGTAAGCTTGAATAATCTTTCCAAAAATCTAGATAGGCTACTTTATAATTTTTTTTTTTTTGCGAAACCAATTGCACATCACTCTTGTTATAATAAATTGGACTGTAAAATAAATGTGGAAAATAATCATACGCATTTAGATCCAATGCTACATAAATTGCATCAATTGCTTGGAAAGGTTTTACAAAAATATAATTAATCATTTTATGTAAAATTTTTTTGATACTTTTTGTATTAATCAAATATCCCATTGCTCCACGATCCAAATTCAAGTTTTTACCCAATAGTTCTTTATAGGATTCATTTGTTTGTAAACGTTTATAAATGGTTTTCGTCTTTTTTTCAAAAAATTCCCAATCTCCATTAGGAACAAAATCAGCACTCCATCTACCTCCCAAATAGAAAATGTCCCATGGTTCTTGAAAATCTTGAATTTCTTTTAAAATTTTTGAACAATCGTTTTTGGAAATAAAAACATCATCTTCAAATATTAATATCATTTCCGTAGTAGCTTCTTTTAAAATTTTTTTCAGCAAGAAATAATGAGATAAAAAACATGCTAATACAGGTTTTTGCATACTTGAATTTTCTCTATTTAATTCATGTTGTAAGGCTCCAATCACAATGTCATTGGCTAATCCTTTTGTCATTAATTCTTGTTCTAACTTTGCTCCATCAATAGCATCAAATCTATGAATAGGACAAGAAGCCAATGTTGTTTTTTTAATTTTTTCCAAAAATTCTATATTTCGATCCTCTCGTCGTAACAAATTAATATAATAAATCGATGTTTTCTTTTGGAGAATTCGCGTTTCTATAAAGTTTGAAAGAGGTTTGATGTAATCAAAATTTCCATTCACTATAGGGTATTGATTAATGTAAGAGTTGAACAATAATTCGTCCTCCATGATGGATTTAATTTTTTGCATCACAACTCTTGGGTTATCTAATAAGTGAACAAAAGAATGAGGATGAATGTAATCTAAAATTTTTTGAGAACCTGCATACAGAGGAATTGTTCTTGCATAAAAACAGTTAAATATTTTTTCTGTAATATACCCAGGATCATGAGAATTCTCCAAGCAAAGTATAAACTTGTATTCTTGAAATAAAATCAACAAGGGTAGACTATGATAACAAGAACTATTTTTTACAGAATCAAATTGTGAAATATCGTCTACTTTTCCTAAATGTTCCAATACTTGTCTAAATAGTTTTAAATGAGGATGAAGACCACTTCGATTAATCACAAGACAGAATTTTTTATCTTGAAAAGGAATCATTTTAGAGGGTTGAATCAAGTTGTAGTGTTTTTGGAAATAATTAATAAAAACATGAATCATAGGAATGGCAATGAAATTTTCAGTTTGATGTAATTTAGTAATGTGATTGTAAAAATAAATATTAATTTTGGAATTTCCATAATTTCCAAATTTGTTAAAATGTTTATAATTTTTATAAAAATTACAATTCTCCAAACAAATCATCATATTCAATTCGCTACTTGACATTAAACTTTCATCGTCTTGTTGAATATCCCAAACCGCAATATCAGCATTATTATCTACAATATCATACTTGAAATCCGGAAAAAAAAAATATTCAAGAAATGTAGTTAATGAACCCATGGAATAATGTTTAGATGAATCCAAAAAATATTCTTTAATTTTTGGTTCTAGTTTTAATTTTATAGATGACATTCTATTTTAGAAAAAAATAAAAATTTATTCAAAAAATGCTTGTTCTAATATCTTTACGTGTTCCATAATTCTAATATCATTTTCATCTAATACTTCGCCTACAAAATGAAAATTTTCGTCGTATTCGCATGGAAAATTATGTGTATTGCTTTCTAGTTTGTAAAAATTGGCATGAATCATACTATTGTCTTTCACTAGTGGATAAATGTATTTTTCTAAAAATACTTGATCATAACCTTTATCCCCAATTTGTTCTATTTTGTCCATTAATGATTTCCAAGAGAATTTACTATTTCGAATTCCCCACATTCCTCCCAAAATAGGAACTGTATGATGAGGATGGTCTCTCATAATATGAAATTGTTTGCTTGATTTTAACCATTGTTCTACGGCCATTTTTTCTCTACTATTTAATCTGGAATCGGTATCACGAGAGAGAATAATATCTACATTTTCGTTCTCGACTGCTTCAAATCTCCACATCATGGGTTTTGAATCATTTTTATAAATAATTTTAACGTGTGAAAAAGATTCTAGCTCTGTGATAATTTCTTTTGGCACAGTTTTAGAGCAAACATAAAACCAACATTCAAATCCTGGATAAATTTCTAATGATAATTTTGCGTTATTAATAGCTCCTATTGTATACATTTTCTTGTCACCCCATAAACTAAATGTAATGACATTTTTTTTGGGCACTGTTACACTTAAATTTAAAATAGTTTTCCATTGCTCAAATCGATCTTTCCATAAGCAATTTTTTGTATAGTCGACTCCTTTTTGTACAAGTTGTGATTTTAAAGATTCTGTTAGACTTGTTAATTTTTCAATTTCATCATTAGGAGAAATTTCAATACCAATGTTATTAATAGTTTCTGGGAGCCCAGCTACAGGATAATATAAACACACTACTTTACATTTTAACATTTCCATAGCCGTTATACAAGAGGTTTCAGGCCAAAAACTTGGATAAAGCCAATATTCGCTTTGTTGCATTAGAGTATATAAACGTTCTGCGGATAAACAACCAACATGTGTAATACTTGAATATTGGTCCACAATTTTTTTTAGAATGGACTCTTCTTCGTTTTTTGGAAATGTATTATAGGAACAAATTTTCAAGCTAGCTTCTGGGATTTTTGAAAGAATTTGGGGCCATAATTCTAATAGTCTAACTAGTCCTCGCTCAGAGCAAGAACTATAAACAAAGCTATTAGGTATTTTAGTATTCACGTATTCTGGAATATTAATTATACCATTATTTATAATTATTGATTTGGAATGAATCCAGGGGTACTTTTGAGTTAATAAATTTTTATGCCAAGTCGTCAAAAAGACATAATGATTAATTTTATAATCATTCTTTTGTAATATTTCAACAGTTGGAGTTGAGGATCCATAATTGATCAAATCAATATCATGAGACCAAACCAAAATACGATTGGCTTTTGTATCTGGATAATTTTCTAAAAAAGAAATATATCGAGATACAATGACTGTATCGAAATGATTTTCATGGATAAATTTGGGTAAAAGATCATGAGAAATAAATGTCATATTATCTACTTTTTCATCAATAACTTGACCCGCAATAAAAATTTCATAATTTTTTGGAAAACATTCTGCCAAATAAATAACGGCTCTCTCTGAACCTCCCAAACCTTTTTCTAAACTTTTGGTTTTATTCCATTCTTGAGGGCAAAACCCTGTATATATAAGAATCTTGTTGGATGGTTGGATATTTATTTTTTTCTCTCGAGGAAACGTTTTTTCAATTAATTGTTTATAGGATTCATAATACTGAATACAACCATCTGGAATATCTATTTTGGATTTTAATTTTTCAAACATTTCTAAAATGTTAAAAGCCATTTGAGCAAGAGGAGGTGTATAACTTTGCATAAAGATTAAAATAATCATTTTAAATTGTAATTCATTGTTTTGTAAATTTTCAGCAACATTTGTCATAATATAAGGTAAATTAAATCGATAAATATGATTTTCAACAAAAACTTTATCGTCTAATGATTTATCGTTACTGTATTCATTTTCATAATAGTTTTCTACAAATTTATAATAATGATAAGCAATTTTATATTGACTTTTCGTAACAAAATAAAGAATGATATAATATATACCTTCTAATCTTTTGCAATCATATTCAAAAGATTGTAGCATATAATACACAAATTTTTCAATTTCATTTATATTTTGATAGGCAACTCCCAGTCTTATACATGAAACAAATTTCTCTTGATCCCAATTATCCAAAGTCAAGACTTTGTGATACCATTTTATAGATTCCGCAAAGTTTCTATAATCAAAAAAACTATTTGCACAATAAAACGCATATCTATTTTTAATGCGCAAATTTTGAGATTCTGCTTCGTAAAATGCATCTTTTAAAATGAGAGCATCTTTTAAATATTTATCAGGATCTTTATTACGACTTCCAGAACGTCCCGATTGAACAAAATAATTTCCTTCCAAGTTGGCAAAAATTACTGGTTCTAAAGGTTTTAGGTACTCATGGATCACACTTTCAAATATCCATTTTTTTTTATTATTTATCAACAAAGGTCTTTGATATTTAATTAAATGACCAAATTGAAAATTATAAGCATCCGCCTTTAAATTATCAGGAAGCATAAAGTCACCTATAATACTGTCATCCGCGTCAAAAATAAACAAATAATCTGTTTTTTCAAAGGCATATTCTAAAGCCAAAGTTCGATTATGAGCAAAATTTTTCCACTCATTAAAATATAGTTCTCCTGGTATTTTCATTTTATCAAAAAATTCTTTGATAATAGTTGCCGTGTTATCTGTAGAACCTGTATCGCAAATTACCCAATAAGTAAATTTTATTTTTTCTAAAAGATGAATCAATGTATTTTCAATTAAATGTGATTCGTTTTTAACAATCATATTTAGACAAATGGACTGTGTCATATATAATAATAAAATATAATTAATTTTGAATAATTATTACCCTTTTATCAAAAGGTTTTGTAAAATGTGTAAAAGCCTTTGCTTTTAATTTTTTATTACTCCATTGGCATTTTGGAATTAAAAATAGAAAAGTTTCATGATTTACTGTATTAATGTTATAATCTTTGGATGCTTGTTTTGGATATCCTATGGCAAAAATATAGTTGGAATAATCAATAAAAAATTCTTTTTGATATGGAAGATCATATAAATTTTCTTTTGAACATTGTACAATAATTTCTATTAAAGGTTTTTTTGTAAAATCAGACAGTTTTTTGACAACATTGAACGGTTTATAGGAAAATAATAGAAAAGTAGTATCAAATAATAATGGATAAGGTTTATCAAAGAGAGTATTTAGTGCTAAACTTGGGTTTAATACATTTTTTGGATACAGCACGTAAGAGTTATTATTTTCCTCAACTTGAATAAAATTAATCAAATTATTATGAACATTATGAATTGTATCTATACCAAAATAAATTTTTGTTTTTAATTGCTCAAATAATTGATTTATGAGTACGTTGTCCAAAATACTAATAATAATTCCATTTATGTTGAAATTACTGATATCTTTAGATAATAAAATATCTAATTGGGTTGCTACATCAACATTATATTGAAAAAATTGCGATAGATTAAAATTTGGTAATTGAACAAAATAATTTCTAAAGTATTCAAAATAATCATTCAAAAACGTTTTTAAGAATAAATGTACTTGTTCCAAATTTTCAATTGTCATGGCATCATAATGAACATTTGGTAATATAGCAGCAAAAACCGAGGTTATAAAATTAGAGTACTGATTAAAAAATTCAACAGTATCGGAACTTGTCACTGCCGTAATTTTTTCAGATTGAATAAAAGTATTGGGCAACTTTTGCACTATACTTTGTATATTGGAATAAAATGATTGTAAATATAAAACATATGTATCTTTCATTTTTTTTTTTATTTTTTATTAATGATAGGAAAATGAGAAACGTTTTTGAAAAAAGGGATGTAATATGTCTAAACAAACCTAATTTTATTTTACAAACCTATTTTTGCACCTCTCAAAAGCTCTTTAAACCTATTGTTTATGGTAAAGTAAATCATAATGTTTATCGATTACCTTTGATTAAAAATTTGGAAAATTGGGATAACAAGTTTTCTCAAATTTGTATCTTTAATTATCAAATCTATAACAAGTTTGATAAGACATTTATTGCTTTCTATAATTCAGTTTTGAATCAAAAATTTATACATCAAATAGATAATAATAATCTTTTACTACCATTAGAAATTCCTGTAACTATCACAATTTTAGATTTGGAATGGAATGAATTTAATTATTCAACCTCGATTTGTATTGTTCCTGGAATTAACGATGGTTCTTGGTATGATGTTGCTGAAGGTTCAATTTCTATACCCGTCAAAGTTTCCATTTATGATATTTCATTTAATAGAGACAGTAAACTATACACCTGTATGACATTTATAGGTTCTTTTTTCCACCAAATTCAAAATAATAATTTAATTCTAAAAGGAGTGCATTCCAACAGTTTATTTATTTGGTCCTCTATTATGCGTGATTATGAAGATTTTTGTAAACCACTATTACTAATGGAAAATTCTTTTTCTAGTAAACTAAAACAACCAATCTATTTTTATAATCAACATGAACCGCCATTTAATTTATTTATAGATCCTGAAAAAGTGGAAAAAGAGAATCAAAAAATGGAAAAATTGTCCAAAACAGAATGTGACCCAGAGCCAGAACCTCAATACGAAATTGATCCGTATATAATTAAAGAACCCGAAATTAGAACAGCTCCTCGTCTAGAAACGGCTTTTCAAAAATATGCCACCCAAGCCAAAATTTCTGTAAAAAGGGAAAATCCTTTTAAATTGATTTCTTTACAATCTCCAGAACCAATTGTAGAACCTGTAGTACATGCAGTACCCGCAGTCGAACATTTAGAACAATTTCTAATTCCAAGTGAACCTGTTGTTCGCACAGAACCTGTCGTTATTCCTACTGAACCAAAACAAGTTCCTACCAATGATGGTTTTTTACAATATGAACAACCCCATCTAACAAATTTTTCTGGTTGGCCTATACCTAAACGAAATTTAGAACAGGGAATACGACTCCAAAGACAAAATAAATATAGTGCAAAAAGAAAAATTTCAATATATTAAAATGATTTTAGATGCCTATTTACCTGTTTTTCTTTCAAGGAAGCTTGCATATTTACAAAAAGAAAAACAAAAAACCTTACAAAGTTTACAAAATAAAAAACAAACAGAGCCAAAAACACAAAGCGGATTGGAAAAGAAAAAAAAGGATATTGAAAAATATCAATCGAATCTAAAAAAAATTCAATCTAGTTTAATAAAATATGTATCTGCTGATCAGCTAGATTCTATTATTAGTGAAATGTTGGAAGAAATCCATCAAAAAATAGAATCCGTGTTGAATTTTATACAAAGAGAAAAAGAAAAGAAAACAAAGCTCGAAATTCTTTTAAAAACAGATCAAGAATATAAACAATATTTATCTAAAAATCGGTTTTTAAATTCTTATTCATCTCAAGTAAAAAAGTCGACGGACATTCCACAATGGATTTCAAATAATTTGAGTCCTGAAGAATTTATATTATTTCTAGATGCTATTCAAGATAAAGATATTGATGGATTGGATCAATTATCAAAAAGCGAACCGCCTACTAATCCCAAACAATTTCTAATGTATTTAAAATTTATTAAACCTTTTTATTATTCGCAATTAATGGCTCAAAGAGCTTCAAAACCTTTGATTTCGGATAAACAATTGAAAGAATTTTATCAAAAAATGAAACAACAAGAGAGTAAATATTAAATAATCTAAAAATGGATAAGAAAATTATTGGTTTAATTTATGGATTATCAAGTGTATTCATTGGACAAATTTTAGTTATTGGTTACTATGTTTGTATCATGAAAAAAAAAGATGCCAACGAAATCGTAAACCATTTTTCAAGATTCGAAGGTTTATTACTGATTGGGAGTTATTTATCCATAACGTATTTAGGTGATTTATTACCAGATTCATATTATTGTTGGGAAGGAAACATTAAATGGAATCACGTCCTATTCCAATTAATGGTACAAGATTTTTTACAGTATATTTTTCATAGATTGGAACATTATTTTAGTTTTATTTATAAACATTGTCATCAACAACATCATCAGTATCGAGAACCAAAATTACTCGATGCATTCAAAGGTTCTATAATGGATTCAGTAATTATGATTTTAATTCCTTTATGGATTACTTCTAGAATTATTCATACTAATTTATGGTCCTATATGGCTTTTGGAACCATATATTCAAGCTGGTTGATGCTAATCCACTGTGAATTTAATAATCCTTGGGATCCTTTGTTTCAAAAAATTGGTTTTGGAACATCGTTAGATCATCGTAATCACCACAAATATTTAAAATATAATTATGGTCATTTATGCATGTATTGGGATTATCTATTTGGAACATTATTAATTAAAAAACAATATCTTTATAATAAACATGTTGATTAATGAAAATCATATAATCAGTGAATTAGAATATATAGATTGTTGGAACTCAAAGTTTTGTACAAATTTTATTAATAATTATGGAAATTTTTTTGAAGCAAGAGATGACAAAATTTATCCAAAAAATCTTATAAAAATATATCAATATAAAGGTAATTTGTGTAAGTATGTTTATTCCGATAAAAAATATTATTCCTCTAATTTTTTAATCAAATATAAGACACTTAATTGTATGGATATTAATTCAAATGTTTATCAATCAACAACCATTTATAACATTAAATATGATAATTTTGATAAAATATCAATTTATAATGTTATAACTAAATTAAAATTACCTGATATAATTCTATGTAGTATTTTAGAATTTATAATTTAAAAATTTCTAACGTAAATTAATGTCAAGATAAATAACAGTATCAATAAACAACCTATAATCATCATCAAGATATTGATTTTACCTAAATTTTTACCGGATAATTTATTTTTCAACCATTTAAATCTATAATGTAAAATAACATTTTGACCAACATAACATTTATTTTTTTTCATAATCTTTACAAATGATTGAGGTAAATTTTCACATTGAGAATAAGGCGGTGGTAATGGCTGTAATTTCATAGGGCTGGGACTAATCGTTGATGCTAGAGATTGAGGTTCAGCAGAGGAAGCCGGAGGCATTGGGGTAGATGTAAAAGGTTGACTTGTTAAAGCTACACAAGTTGAATCTCCAATAATTACTGGATATTTAATAGTTGCTTTTACTTTTGAAGAATCAATATATTCTGTAATAGGATCAAGTTTATAAATAACTCCCGTTATTTTTTGATTTCTTATACTTAAAAATACAAGTATAACTCCTACAACCAGAATAAATAATAAAAATAAACCTTTTGTCAAAGTAATTTCCATTTTTTTTGTTTATTAAAAAATTATTTAAAATTTTATTTTTTTCAACAAATGAAAGACCCTCTTATATTACCATGTCCACATTGCGACCATAGTATGATGATTTACCCTACAGAAATAAATTGTGCCATTTTTAGACACGCAGTTTTTAAATCTAATATGGAACCAATACCTCCACATTCAACAAAAGATACTTGTCAAGATCTATTAAAAACTAATCAAGTTTATGGATGCGCAGGTCCTTTTCGATTAATTATAGATCAAAGTGGAAAATATATAGCAGAAAAATGTGATTACTTGTAATTTATTTTTATTATATATATAATAACATGAATGCAGTAAAGCCTATTTCCTCTTCATCGAAACGTGTAGAATCAGGGACTACAATTAATATAAATATAATGACTCCTGCTCCTGCCACAACTACACCCATAATTCAACAACCGGTTCAGGTTCAACCACCATCTCCATTATCTCCTCCACCACCACCACCACCACCTCCACCACCACCTCCTATTTTACCATATCAAAATCAAGGTTTTTATCCCAATCCCTATTTAGGTAATAATAACTTGTATTATCCTAATACTCCTTTTAATGATAATTATAGGTTTTTTTATATGCCTTGGGGAAATAATTACAATTCTTGTGGCCCAATTCGAGGAGACTACTATGGTCCTTTAGGAGGTTATGGTGGTTATGGTGGTTATGGTGGTTATGGAGGATGTGGCCCTGTGGGGAATTATTGTGGCCCAATAGGAGGTTATGGGGGAAACTATTGTCAACCCTATGCTCCCAGTTGCCCTCCTTGCCCACAACAAACTACTTATCCTCAGCCAACTCGACCTATGTTAAATTATTGTCCAAATCCAAATTATTAGAAAAAAAAAAATTAAAAATAAAAAGATGAAAGATTCAGAAAGCATAATGAAAAAATTAAGCCAAATACAAGATAAAATTAATAGTTTAAAAACAAATACACGAGCCTTGAAAAATAATATTTCAAAGGATCCAGAATTTAAACCCAAAGAACCAACGGTAGAAAAAGAGCCATGCACTTCTATTGAAAAACAAACTGTGTTTTCTCCGGATCTTTCTGTTTGTATAGTAACCACCCCCTCTTTTATAGATATTGAACCCGATGGTTATAGTATTACCAATGATTTTATTCAATTATATAATGGAAAATTATTAAAATGTCCATCTTTGACTTTGGCAGGAACTTTTTACAAAAGCCCAAATAAACCTAATTTATGGGATTTTTTGGATGCCGAAATGAAAAATAGAGGAAAATTACGTAGAATGTCCTCCTTTTTAGAATTAATAATAGACGGAGGAAATTGGACACATTTTACTTGTAAAGGAAAAATTCGATTAATTGGAAATTTAGATAATAATAGAGTACAATTTAATAAACAAATTGTAGCCGCCAAAGGTATAGATGAAAATAATCAACAAAGTGAGCTTGTTGTCAAGTCATACACACCGATAACAATAAACGATATTAATGAAAGCGTAATTTTTGTAATTTCTTTCATGTCCAGACAAAGTCATATCTTGGAGATTATGAAATAATTTTTTTTATTCCTATTGATAGAGAATGCATATTCGTCGATTAATATTTACGGGGTTTATTCTTTCATGTCAAGGATTTTTAATTCCACGTATGAGCTTACAGGAATTTAATAATTTTAAAGAAATTTATAATAAAAATTATTTAAATCCAAAAAAAGAATTTGAATCCTATCAAATTTTTAAAGAAAATTATAGCCTAATCAAGTCCAAAAATAATAAAAAATCATCTTACAAATTAAGTGTAAATCAATTTTCCGATCAATCCATGGATTTTATTTTAAAAAAAATTTTGTCTCATGATTTTTCCAAAATGAATTTAAAACAAAATGTTCCAATGTTATCATTAGGTCATCAAGAAAATAATTTAAAAAAATTGGATTGGTTTGAAGCAGGATTAGTAAGACCAGTCAAAAATCAAGGAGCATGTGGTAGTTGTTGGGCTTTTAGCACTACAGGAGCATTAGAAACCATGGTTCATGCTAATACTGGAATTCCTGTAGAGTTGAGTGAACAAGAATTAGTTAGTTGCTCTAAAAAAAATTTTGGTTGTAATGGGGGGTGGATGCATACCGCCATGGAATACGTTCAACAGCAAAACGGATTATATAGCAGTGTTGATTATCCATATAATGCTACAAAAGGAACCTGTAATTTAGATATTCCTAAAGAAAAACGAATCATTGAATCTGGTAATTTTGAATATGTTTGGATTAAACCCAAATCTGTTTCCTCAATGAAAAAAGGTTTATTTATTAACCCCGTATGCATTGCAGTAAAAGCAGATTTTGATTTCGTTTTTTACAAGGATGGTATTTTTGATACAGAAATTGAAGAAGATCCAGCGGTTAATCATGCAGTTTTATTAACTGCATTGGATGAAAATAAAAAAACATGGACCATTAAAAATTCATGGGGAACCTCGTGGGGAAAAAATGGTTTCATGGATTTGACGATACGAAATGGTTCAGGAACAGCTGGAATGAATTCTTATGGAATAATACCACTTTACCAACCTAAAAAATGATTCATTATATTTTATAAATATATTGCCTAAAAATGGTTTCAAAAAATACTTTTTGTGTTTTCTTTCTGGTATCATTATGGTCATTTAATAATATTTTATTCTTTGAACCCTATAAAAGGGAATGTTGTTCCATTTCAACTGTAATATATTGCTTATATGATTTTATACGACCACCAAAATTGAAATTAGAATATAAAATTCACCATTTTTTGTGTTTAATATTAGCTTATTATGGAGTTGTAGATAAACAGATTCCGTATCAGTTTATTTCTATCCTTTTTCAAACAGAAATAACAAATATATTTCTAGTTTTATTGGAATATAAAATTAAACATGTGATAGTAAAATCATGTTTTGTTACAAGTTTTATTTATTATAGAATATATAAACTATTTGTTCTTTTATTTATTACAGTTCCAAATTATAAAGGATATAAAGGTCCAATATTTGGATATTTTACAGTATTATGCTTGTACATTCTAAATATTTATTGGATGTTTAAAATTTTTAGATTTATAAAAAAAAGTTTTTAAATAAAATGTTGGACCGCTTTCTTCATCCAAAAGATTTGGAAACAATATTATGTTCTCCTCCTGATTTTGTTGATCGAAAACAAAAATTTAATCAAGCTGAGAAATTAGCTTGTAAACAATTGTTTACTAGTCATTTTCAAGATCCAAATTTAATGTATTCATTATCTTGTTATTTACAATGGTTACTTTATTCTAGTTCTGGTCAAAAGTATTTAACCGCAAAGAAAAAAATACCTTTTTTAGTTAAACAACAAGAACAAAAATTTCAAAAAGGAGCAAAATATTTAAAAAAAGGCGTTTCAGGACAAGTTTATTCGACCGAGTTTATAGATCACTTTCCTATTATCATAAAATATGCCAAACGTTGGGATTCTTTTACTGATATTTTACATGAATACGCCATTGCCATGTTTGGAACTAATAAACTGAGATATATTTGTCCTAATTATGGTTATTCGTTTGCGTTGTATCAAAAAGAGGATTTTCAAAGTCGTGGACTTGTCATGGAAAAAATTCCCGGAATGACATTTTTAGAAATGTTGGAAATTTATATACAAAAAAGAGATTCTAAATATATAATAAGATTTTTAAAAGTGTTTTTTCAATTAATTTTAGCATTAGAATTAGGCCAAGAAACAGTTTTTTTTACGCATTATGATTTACACTATAATAATGTAATGGTAAGAGAATTACCAGAACCTTTACAAGAAATTTATTATCAAGTTTTTAACAAAATATATAGAATTAAAGATAATAGTTTTATTCCAACTATTATTGATTTTGGTCATGCTTCCATAAAAACAAAGGATGGATTTATTGGTAAAGGGTTTCATAATTCTTTTTCTGTGGAAGGAATGTTTCCATTTTATATTCCTGGTGCAGATTTATTTAAAATAATTATGGGATCTTATTGTAAATTATTTATAAATGTAAAAGACAAGACAATCAAATTTAAACCTCTAGATCGAGCCTCCATAGGATTTAAAATTTCCAACTTTTTTAAAAAAATAATTACCGACTTTTTTCAAATTGATATTTGGGAGGTAGCTTCCCCTAATTATGTAGATCCCAAAATATTTTTTAGACCTCCAGATGTTACTTTATTTGGTTGTGTATATAATTCTCCTCTTAATTTGTTGGATTTTTTGGACCGTAAAAAAATTGATATCTGCAATATTTGTGGAATTAGCGATTACCCTTGGACTAAATCAAATAATTTTCAATTTGTGGGAACCTTTATACCCAAAAATATTCCTCAAATTGCCAATTGCTATCAAGGTCTCTATTGTTCCAAAGTTAAAACACCCTTTACAATGGAAAGCGTATTTAATACGACTTGGAATGATACTGAAATTTTGGACAATTCTCCCGCAGAAATTATTTTTGACAGAGTTTATACAACTCGACAAAAAATAACAACAAAACCGATTCCTAAATTAAATTTAAATAATGTGAGGGAACTTTTAGATTATTTAGGAGACACAAAACAATGGAATAATTTTGAAATATATATGAATGCGATTATGACTAGTTTTAGACTGGGAAAACCTCTTCCTCAACATGTAGGCGAGTTTTATTATAAAAATTTAACTACGTTACAATATTTTTATAGAGTTTATATTTGTATCAAAGGATTTTTAAGCTATCTTTATGATTTACATGGATCCTCTATTTAAGAAAATCAACTAGAAGGTAATAAAAATGAAATTTTTATTATTAATTAGTTTTGTATTATCTGCTTTTTCTTATCCGGATCAAGCATGTCCTTTGTTTTATCAACAAAGTGGAATTATTCACGACTTAGCATTATTATCAGATGCTATTTCAGCTTATCCAATCGGAGCAGACGTAATTGGAGTATGTGGACAATACTCATGTATCGAACAAACAGAAGGAATTTATGAAACAAGAATGAGAATATATAAAAATCAAAACCAAGACCATTTTATTATTTTTAGACCTACTCAACAAACTCCGGAAGGGACTTCTATCCATGTAGATCGACAATTAGTTCCTTGTAATTTATGGGAAAATTGTTCTGGATTGGTAATGGATAAATTTCAAAATGCATTTTCAAGTTTAATGGATAATTCAATCGAAGATGCTACAAATATATTCATAGCAGGTCATAGCCTTGGTGGTGTATTTGCAGTGATGATGGGCACAATGCTTTATAATGAATATAACATTATTCCTAAAATAATTTTAAATTTAGCAGGGCCTTTTTTTGGCGACCTCGAGTTTAATCGTTTATATTTGGAACCATTAAAACAAATAATGGGGGAAAATCTACAATTTATAGAAACAATTAATCAATATAATTTGTCTGAATTTGACGGAACCATTGAAGGTTATAATACTCTTAATTACCCATTTATAAATATAGAACCAAATTTAATTTGTGGTATTCCTATATATAAATTGAGCGATAGTTATGGAATGCACGATTTAAGAAATTACCAATTGTTTTTTACTGGAGAAAATTGTTTAATTTAAGGGAATAATACACATTTAGTAAAATGAAACTTTCCATTTTTCTATCATTGATTTTTCTGCCATGTTCTTTAGGATTTCTTCCTAAACCATTTGTAACTGATTTACCTGGAATTTCTAAACCACTTGGATTTTTTGATCCTCTTGGTTTTTCATGTAACAAGAGTCCTATTGAATTTAAAAAAATTCAAGAAGCCGAATTAAAACATGGAAGAGTTGCTATGTTGGCAACATTAGGTTTATTATTTCAAAATTATTTTCATCCAATTATTGGAAATAATCTTGCGATTGGAAAGTCAATTTATCATTATCAAATTGCTGCCAATCAGTATCCTTGGCTGACACCTTTATTATTATCAGTAATCGGGTTTACTGAATTTCAAACTATTAATAAAGGATGGGAAATAATTGAAAATAAAGAGCAAATAGCAGAATTAAAAGAAGATTACATTCCTGGAGATTTGGGTCTCGACCCTTTTAATATTACCAAGGACGCTGATAAATTCAAGGATTATAGAACGAAAGAATTAAACAATGGAAGACTTGCCATGATTTCTGTTATTCTAATTATTTTTCAACAACTTTAGTTAGTTCTCTTCATAATATTCTTGGTCTTCTTGTTCTTCAATAGTCTCCATTTCGTTACTTACTACGCTTCTAATTTGCATAAAAATAACAATGATCAAGATTAGAATTGCGATGAGAAAAAGGAAAATGAAAACATTAACAGTTGTTTCACTTCCAGTGTTTTTTTTTTGCAAGATGGAACTCATTTTTTTATTCTGTACATTTTTTTTAATTTTTTTAAAAGAAATGAGAATAGATCATCCAATTTATGGAGAAATCATTATTCCAGAGTCCTCTCTAGATAAATATACTTTGACCAATGTATATCCATTAGGTTTTGATCCTTATAATACGCCTTATGAAAGTATAAATTGGGCAGAGACGTATCAATATTATCCTCCTGGAAATAGGTATTTAAACCCATTTCAACCAATTATTCCATTTAGAAGAACCCCTCAACTAAAATTTCCATCGGTTATAAGAATTGGAAGTACTCCAATAACCACATTTTCTAAATATAACAGAAATCCTCCTGTAATTACCTATAATAATAGCTTGGGATTTTAAGAAAACGGAGGACCATGAAACCAAAATACCAAGGAATATCGAGTTCCTTCTGTCACTTTTTTTACTCGATGCATAAGATAAGAAGGAAAAAAGATGGCATCTCCTTTATTTTGTGGAGCTTTATGTATATTACGATGAAGCATAAATTCTAATTCCCCTCCTTTGTAATCTTTAGGATCGCTTAATTGTATACTCATGGACATTTTCCTTGTGCTCCCTTTTCCTCCTCCAACATCCATATGCCAATCATAATGCCCTTGTTGTTCCGCTTCATAGACAGAAAATTGTATTTTTTCTTTCAAAAAAGGAATATTAAAATTCCACATTTTTTTATTGGCATCTTTTGCATAATAGGTTATTTTATCGTAAATAAATTTTGTTTCCTCATTAAAAGGCATCCAACAAATGTTTGTTTTACGATAATCATGATTTATAGTTCCACTTACATTTGCATCCAGTATAGTATATTTTTTTGAAATTTCTATAATTTTTTCAATTTGTTCAGAATCAAAAATATTACAATAGTAATAATAATTTACCAAGTTACCATGCTCTGTAGAATCCGGTTCATCCATTTTCATTTCAAATTCATTCATTTTTATTATTTTTATTTATAAAAATGCAATCACTATTTAAATTATTTTTTTACAAAATTATAATTGTCCTAGGTATGATTATAATCTTTGCTGTTATTTATAAATTACTTTTACGTAGTAAATATTCTTGGGGGCAAGTATTTTTGAATTCTAGTTTAAATCAAACATTTACAAGCAATATTATTAATGAGTCCATTATTACAATTCCTTTAATTATTCAAAACTTGACAAGCTTTTTTATTGTTGTTGGTGTATTTACAATGTTGATGAATAAATAAAATTTTTTTTCAGTTTAAAGTCAAGTCTTTTCTAAAATTAAAATTATTTTTTAAAAATATTGTATATAAATGCACGAACAAGCAATAAAATTTACAGTTTTTGTTAAAGAAATTTTGAATTCTTATTTTAACGAAAAAATTGTGCTTGATGTTGGATCCGGCGATATAAATGGAAATAATCGATTTTTATTTGAAAATTGTTCATATGAAGGAAATGATGTTATTCAAGCTAATAATGTAACAATTGTATCTAAAACTAAAGATTTATATTTTAATGATGAATTTTTTGATACAATTATATCAACCGAATGTTTTGAGCATGATCCAGAATACAAGGAATCATTTTTAAAAATTTACAAAATGTTAAAACCCAATGGTTTATTTTTATTTACTTGTGCTTCAACAGGCAGACCAGAGCATGGAACAAGACGAACATCACCAAATAATTCTTATGGCACTATGGGAAATATGGAGGATATGATTGATTATTATAAAAATCTTACTGAAATGGATTTAAATGAAATTTTACCATTAAATACATTATTTTCGGTATGGGATACTTATTATAACTCCATTTCTTGTGATTTATATTTTGTTGGAATAAAAAATGGTCCCGACTGTAAAATTAAAAGTTTACAAAAATTTAGCGATGATGGTGTTACAAGCACGTCATCTAATTTAAGACAAAATGAAGACTCAATCCAAACTATTTTTGATAAACATAATACTGATAAAGGATCTTATTTTCACAATTATTGTAGACAATATGAAACATTATTCCAAAATTGGAGAGAAAAGGAAATAAAGTATTTAGAGATCGGTGTGGCTAATGGAGGAAGTATTAATGCATTTCGTCAATTATTTCCAAAAGCAACGTGTATTTTAGGATTAGATATTGATAATAATTGTAAGAAATTTGAAAACATTAGTAAAAATATATTTATAGAAATTGGAGATGCCACAAGTGAAACCTTTGTTTCCAAGTTTACGAAACAATATGGGACTTTTGATATTATATTAGATGATGGTTCTCATTATAATCGAGATGTCATTCAAACTTTTGAGCTTTTATTTCCTTTATTAAATGATGATGGAATCTATATAGTAGAGGATACAATTTGTTATAAATCGCAATCTCATTTGGATGAAAAATATGAAAACCATTTACAATATTTTTTCAAATATACTCCATATCTAAATCAATGGCGTCAGGACGATTCAACAGAAGGGGTAAAAGATAACTGTGTAGATCCTTTTAAAATTTTGAAAAAAACCAAAAATGTATTTGAATATTCGATTGATAAAATTGAATATGGATGTTCATATATTGCTATTCATAAAAAATTACGAAAACATTGGATTGAATAATCTTTTGATTTAAACTAAATCAAAAATTGCCTTCAGTAGGACTTGAACCTACCACCTTACGCTTACTAAGCGTATGCTCTAACCAGATGAGCTATGAAGGCTTTTTATCTAAAAAGTAATTTTTTTAAATTAACAATAAAAATAACTTTTTCTAATAATTAAAAATGCATATGCGTTTGAAAATCCAACAAAAACTTTCATCTCAATTAAAAGATCTTGATGAAAATACTATAAAGTGTATGGAATCTTTTAAAGACTGGGTTTTTAGTAAAACATTTAGAAATGAAAGTATATTTATGTGTGGGCTTGAAGCAATAATAGCAAACTTTGACTTTTTTATGGGTAAAGATGAAGTAGATTTTTATAATGACGTTTTTATATCTTATTTACTGAAATCTAAAATAAAACCTCCATCTTCCGAAAAAAGAAAGTATTGTATGGTAATTTTTTTTAAAAAATTAAAACCTCATTTCCAAAATGATTTGTACTTTTTAAGATTTCCTGAAAAGCGTCGTGAAATTTTAATTACTACATTAGAAAAGCTTTATAATATTGAGAACATAAACTCTTGGTTACAGGACGTTGAGAAAAAAAAAAGGAAGCTAAAAAATGATGAGAAAGACAACATACAAACAGAGCCTGGAAAATCACAAAAAACCTAATGTTTGACAAGTTTTATTTTTTCTAGAATAAAAAATTTAAAAAATAAAATTGAATCCAATAAAAAATGTGGTATTGTTGTATTTGTTTGAAAAAAACAAATTTTGAAAATGATAATTATTATAGTCGAACATCATTTTTAAATAATAAAAAAGTTATCTTGAATACAGATAAAAATGTCTACGAGATTTATTAAATACTCGACTCCTGAAAAATTAAACGAATTAAAAAAATGGTCTAATCCTAATTCAGTTCTTCAATTAGCAAAAAGAAAAGGGTATAATTCTCAATGCATTTTCTTGTCGCCTAGCAAAAATAAAAAATACATGATTATTACTCCAGATAACAAAAGGGTTCATTTTGGAGCCATGAATTATCAAGATTTTACCAAACATAAAGATCCCAAACGTCGTCAAAACTATTTAAATCGAAGTGCGGGTATTAAAGGTGATTGGGCAAACAATAAATATTCTCCAAATTCATTAGCAAGGGTTTTATTGTGGTGAAAATCTAATATCCAAAGTTCGTTGATATGTATATAAACCTGCATCTTGAATAGGTAAAACAATAGCATCAATGTCTGAATCATTATGATGGGAATGATACCATCCTGGAGGTGTAATGAAAACTCCCCCATTTTCCCAATTAATTCGTAAAGGATTTTTTACCCAACCGTGTTCATCTAATTCTGGGCCCATAAGAGTATAGACATTATCAGATCCACCCGAAACACACAAATCCAATGCTACAGAATTATGTTTATGAGGTCTTTGTTTACTATTTTTAGGTAAACAATTTAACAATGCCCATAAAATATGTGTTATTGTTTTTGTAGATTTATCTGTGTTTTCATTACTCAAAAGAATACCTAATCGATTGTTATTATGATTGTTGGAATCATGGATTATTTTTTCCAAGTTTTCAAATAAAGTTTTATTTCTAAAAAAGGTTGGAGTAAATTTTTCAATATCAAATTTAACTCCCAAGTATTCTAATAAAGGAGAATCATTAACCCAATATAATACACATTCGCTATTTTTTGACGAAAGTGTAATATTACTTTTTCCCGTCCATACGAAAAGATCTCCTTTGAAAAAAGTGGAGCACATGGAATCATTACACACAGTTCCTTCTCCTTGAATAATGTAAAATAAATTAGAGGTACAATTGGCATCACAAATTACTTTTTCATTAGGCATAATTTTGATAAAATTGGCTAATAAGTTAGGACAAGTTGCAGGAACACTCGTTTTTAAAGTTGATTTAGTATCAAGAGGATAAATTTTGGTTTGAGAACTATTATAAATTTCACTTGGGAATACTCCAGGAGGAACCTCTGTTAATTCTGGATTACAATTTTTTGAATACTCATAAATAGACATTTTATAACATTTTTATTTTTTTAAGTTTGGAAAAAAAAAAATCCTTTCCTTTTACAAACCTTAACTTACGTTTTGAACCTGTTTTATAATTTTTTATTTTTTTAAAATAAAAATGTCAAAAAGTTATTTGAGTAGAGCAAAAGAATTAGGATCAAATGGTGGAAGTTCCGCTACAAGGTTGGAAAATTTTGCTCCAATATTTTTTTGGTCCAAATGGTCCCTTATTATTTTAACAATTATATGGATAGTATTATATCTAGTAAGTGTTATTATGAATATTCGTATAAAAAAATTAAAAAATAAAGGTATTGATGTTACAGGTAAATTAGAAAAATATGAAAAATTTACTAAAAAATTGGAAATTTTTAATAATGTGTTATTTTACCTATTGGCAGTTTTTATTTTTGTAATTTGTATTGTAATAGCGATTGTAACCGCTAAAGAAAGTAGTTATATCATTAATGAGTTTAAAAATATGACTATCAATAATTTTGCAGTTAAAAATCCTGCTTTTCATGCAAAAGTTATTAAAGAAAATCCTAATGTTGAACTACCTCGTTATTTTGTCAGTCTTATTTTTTGGATGTTTATTTATTTTGCTGTTATTGTATGCACTATAGTTTTAGGTAAAGCACTAGACAAAAGCACTTTAGTCCATAATCTTTTGTAGTCGAGAAAATAAAAAATTGATTTGATTTGAAATGAACTATTTTATTTTAAATTTGATAATGAAATCAAAAATGAATGGTATTGATTTAATTGAAAAAATTAAAAACGAAGAAAGTGTTAAAGAACTTTTACAGATTATAAATGGTAAAACAAGTACTGAAACACAATCCAAACGTGGAAATTTAGTTGAAAAGTTATGGGACATTGTAATTAAGTTTGGTTTAGTTGAGGCTTTATCAAACGATAAATACAATCATTTTATTGGAAATATTAATACTTGTAACGTAAAAACAATTACAAATTTGGAAACTTATTTACAAAAAATGCTAGTATTTAGCAAAGGTAAAGGAGGTGCAAGTGATATTACATTGCAACATAAACAAACTGGAGAATGGGTATTTATATCCTCAAAGTATTTTTTAAACGAAAGTAAAAAATCAATTGATAAATATGACGTTGAAAAAATTTTGGCAATTACTAAACAACATGTCCATAAATATCAAAAACATAAAATTTATCTTTTAGTCAATAATAAACAAAAATTGTTGGATATTATGGCATCTTGTCAATCTACAAACAATTATATTAAAGAAAATATTTATTGTATTCTCGATTTAAATAATTTAGAAATTTATTTTCAAAAATTAAAATCAGAAATACAGCATGTTGATTCAAGCAAGTTTAATTCTATATTCTTTAATTCTAAAAAACCATTACAATTACGATTTCATCAAGATTTGCTTACACATCAAATAATGCTAAGAATTGATAAGGATGATAAAGATTTTTTATTAGGAGCTAAATGCAGATCTGGAAAGACGTATTGTGTTGGAGGATTGTTTGTAAAATATTACAAAAAGTATAATTCTTTAAATGCACTCATTATTACTCCAGCGCCAACAGAAACATTATCCCAATTCACAGATGATTTGTTTCATGAATTTAGAGACTTTATAGGAATTAATATTATAGAAATTAAAAAGGGAGTTGATCTGAAAAGTCTGATTTTAAAAGAAAATAATCTTATTATTGTAAGTAAACAATTGCTTGATGATTATGTGTATGAAAAAAAAGTTGAATCTATTCAGCAACTTGATTTAAATTTTATTGTATTTGATGAAAATCATTTCCATGGTACGACTCAAATGTCTAAAAATATTTTACAATCATATTCATCGCCCAAAACAATCAGATTTTATTTGACGGCTACTTTTTCAAAACCATTGTTTGAATATGATATACCAACAAATTGTCGGTTTTATTGGGATATTGAAGATGAGCAATTGTGCAAAAAAAGAAATATTCAAGGATTAGTAGAAAAACATGGAGAAAATGTATTATTATTTTTATCCGAAAAAAATAAGGAAGCTAAGTTAAGCGTATATGATAATATGCCAGATTTAGAAATTTATACAAGTTTATTTTTGCAGGATAAACTCAATATTATTAAAGAGAAAATTAAAGATTCATCTTATGGATTTTCATGTAAATCACTTTTAAGTGGGGATTATCCTAAAGAGCTTGATCAGTTTTTGGGCTTTATTACTGGGAGTAGTAAAGAAAAAGATTTTCCAAAAAAAGACTTGTCTATATTTGGAAGAATAAGAAAAACATGTATAAAATCCAATAGTCGAACAAAATTAAACAATGGGGATTTTAGCACTCAATTATGGTTTTTACCATATGGAGTAAATATGCCTATTAAAAAAGTATGTGAGCATATGTTGGAAAGAATGGCCAAGAATAGTATTCTTAAAAATTATGCTATTGAAATTGTTATTTCCGACAAAAAATATAGTTTACAAGATATTAAACAGCAAATAAAAAATTGGGAATTGAAAGCAAAAGAAGAAGGAAAAGATGGGTTGATTTTGCTCGCTGGTAACCAATTGACATTAGGAATTACATTACCATTTGTTGATATTGTATTTTTATTAAATGACATAACATCAAGTGATAAGATATTTCAAATGATGCATCGTTGTATGACTGAAAGTTTTCATAATGATGAAAATGACAAAATAAACAAAGGTCAAAAAAAAAAGGGATTTGTTGTTGATTTTAATATTTCTAGAGTACTTAATACTTGTTTGGATTATAATGTCCATAAAAAGGATTTGAATGTTGAACAAACAATTACTTATGTTCTAGAAAATCATTTGATGAATATTGATCGTGATCTATTACAAAGCAAAGAAAACAAAACTAAATTGGTGCAAAAACTTGTGCAAATTTGGAAAGCTGATCCTATCAATAGTTTAAAAAGATTATTGAGAAAAATTGAGAATACCATTATTGATTTGGATACAAACGACCAACAAGCATTAAATCATTACTTTACCAGTTCAATCCCTGATGATAGAATAAATCTACAGGTTAAATTTGACGAAGAAAGCAATGAACCGTTACCAAATGGAATTGTTCTTGTAAAAGAAAACTTGGAAGGGTATACTCAATTTCATAATAAAAATGATGAATGTAAAAAAGAAATTGAAAACATTTCTCTGACTAAAGATGTATTACCATTTATTTTACCGTTAAGTTGTATTTTAACTATTCATACTTGTCATAAAGATATTTTAGAGATGCTTAAAATAATTAAATCTAACCCATCACTATTAGATTTATTTAATGATCAATCATTTGTTTGGTGGAACAAAAAAGATATTATTGAATTGATTGAAAAAATTGTTGAAAAATATATAAAGAAAAACTCTGATGTATATAATATAACAATACAATTTAAAATGTCACTTCAAAGTCTTATTGATAAACCTAAAGAATTATTGGAATTAATTCAAAGTTGTTTAAAACCTAAACAAAAAGAGAAACAAGAAAATGGAGAAGTATTTACGCCCATGAGTTACATTTTTGAAATGTTGGATAATTTGGATAAACATTATATTAATCAACATGGACATAGTATATTTACAGAAAAAAATTTCAAGTGGCTTGATCCATCCTCTGGTATGGGAAATTTTGCAATAGCAATTTATTTAAGATTAATGGAGGGTTTAAAACAACAAATACCGAATGATTTTGAACGTAAAAAACACATTTTGGAAAATATGTTGTATATGAGTGAATTAAACAAAAAAAATGTGTTTGTTTGTCATCAAATCTTTAATATAAACAATGAATTCAAATTAAATTTATACCAAGGCGATACCTTGGAATTAGACACATTTCGCGAATGGGGAATTCTTCCAGGTAACTTTGATGTCTCTTCTACAAATCCTGCCTATAATAAGGGAGGTATTCGTTCTCATACTGGTAAGCAGTTGGGAGTAAAGAATGAAACCATCTGGACCAAATTTATTGAAAAATCTTTTCAATGGTTGAAACCCGATGGCTATTTAGTCTTTATAAATCCGCTAAGTTGGTTGAAAAAAAGTCATTCTCTTCACACCGAAATGTTGAATAAACATATTGTATGGTTAAAATTATGGGATGATTCTAAATCAAAAGGAGCTATTAATGCAGACATTCCAATCTCATTGTATATATTACATAACTCTCTTAATACTACTTTTAAAAAAACAGAGATTATTAGTGATATAAAGCGTAAAAAATTAATCACTAGCTCTTTGGAATATTTAAATCCAAATTATTCTGTTCCTTTGGCATTTCATAGTATTTTTGAAAAGCTTGTTCAATTTATTGAACAACATAATTGTCATTTGGAAATCAAAACAAAAACAATAAAATCTTGTGGTCAAAAGATTAGATTACCAACCGAATTTTCTTTACAAGATTTGTGGGCAATCGATACATTTACGTTGAAAGAAGGTATTTTGGTTAAAAAAGCAATCGAACAGCATCCAGACGCAAGTAAACGTAAACTTATTATTGCCAATAAAAGAGGATTCAGGGGAGCGTTTATTGATGAAGGAAAATTAAGTTTAACTGGTAATCACAAGTTTTATATTTTGGGTGAAAATTTGGAATTGATGAAAAAAATGATGGGTTTTAAAATTAGTGAAATTATCAGTGACTATCTTAAATATGGACAATCGTTTTTGGATAGTGAAACTTTTAAATATTTTCCAGACATTCGAAAGTTAGGGATTGTAGATATTACTGAAAAGGAATTTTATAAATTGATAGGATTAACCCCTGAAGAAATAAAGTTACTTGTAGTTTTTACTTAATTTTTCAACTAAAATCGAAATAAAAAATAAAAAAATTTATTTTTTATAGCCAATGACTCTTTGCTTGTCTTATACAATCGATGATACTATTTCTCAAGCAGATTTTGCTTTACAACCTACCTCTAAAAACGTAGATGCATTATCACAAACAATTATTTCTTTACAGTCAAATTTTTATCAAGAACCATTCAAAGGATATATCATATTTAGCACAGATGCTTTAACAAATTTATTAAAATATGAGCAAGGCACGATTACTGTAACAGATGGAGAAAGTAATAATGTAGGAATTAATTTATCAAGATTCTAAAATTTCCAACGAGGATCCCACTATTACAAATTTAAATTCTGTTACTTATCCTATTCAATCTGCCACTGGAATATTTAAAGACTATACTAATGGAAATGTTACGATTGATTATAGTAAACCAAAAAGACAAATTTGGTTATTCAAACCTTA